TTGAGCTTGAGCATACGAAATAAACCCTCGCTGGATATACGTGCTAAATAATCGTCGGCAGTATAACCAGCAGGAACCACAAAATTAGGTAAACGAACGGTATCATCAGGATAGAATCTTTCAATACGCCCAAAAGCAATAGCATGAGATTCTTCGATAGATTTAAGCACAAGTTCATCATCATATTCTACTCCGCACTCTTTCGAGTAATGTTTATAAGACTCCCACATCTGATCGCCATTCTTGGGATACAATTCGTATTCAAGTTCTTGAATAGATTGTGGAAGATTCATGTCAAGCCACTCAGGTTTTCCCCTACCAAGCCAGCCTAACCTTTTATATAGTTCTCTGTCTTCCCAAGCGACAGGTGTTGGGTAATGAGAATCACATGTCGATACAAGCTTTATGCCTGTTTCTTTTGCAATGTCAATAATGTATTGGTTGAGTTCATGCTGTTCTGGTACTTGGTTCCATTGGAGTTCCCCGTACCATCTGTCGCCAAGAATGCTGACCATTCGGCTTGTTGTTTCCCGCATAGCCTGTAGTACAGCTTCTTTGCCTTCTTCACGATGATTCCAGTAGCAACCAGCATATACACCGCCAAGACAAGCGGAAAGGCAAATAACGCCGCCGCTATATTTGTTAAGTAATGCATAATCAATTCTAGGTTTCCTATAGAAGTAGTCTCCGGTGTAAGACTCAGAGACCATCTTGTAAATGTTATTGAGTCCTTCTTGGTTCATCGCAAGAAGAACGATGTGTCGAGAACGATTGAGAGCCGTTCCTTTGCTCTTGCTAGCGCCTTCAGCTTCGATGTTAGTGCCAGACTGTGTATTCGAAAGAGCACGGGCTTTCTTTTTGTCAGCCTTGTGCTCTTCGTAAGTCTTGCGCCACTCAACAACATCTGGGATGAAGTAAGCCTCCACACCATAAATAGGTTTGAAATCCTTACCTTGCTTTTCCATCTTCTTGCCATGGAGAACTTGATAAGCTGTTCCATTCATGCAACCATGATCGGTTAAGGCGAGTGCCTTGCATCCATTCTCGTATGCAAAGTCCATATGATCTTGTGGATAGCCGAAGCCATCGAATGGAGAACCAACTCCTGAATGAGCATGGAGCCCAACAAATTTAATGCTACTCATATACGAACCTCCGAAGTTCTTTGTGATGATATATATTATATAACCTATTCAATCTTGTTTGTCAAATTTTTTAAGCCTTAGCTGTCCATCTTTTATTATAACATAGGTACTATGCTCTACCCAGTCGCCACAATTGACATATGTTTTAAGATTCTCACTATCATCTAACCATATCACAACCTCAGGAACATGAGTATGGCCCATTATGAACACATCTGCTTCCTCATTCCACTTGAGTATATCCCATATCCTTTTAAGCTTCCTCTTCCTAAACTTCCAGTTGACATACCACGTTGCAAGGTTCCATCCAAATGCTCGTTCTGCCCAATCCTGAAGGACGGACAGAATCTTCATGAAAACTCTCCAAGTCACAACCCCTGTTTCAAACTGGTGTCCATGAACAATTTTGTACTTCCTGTTTGCATATTCAAATTCATACTTATGAACAAACTTGACACCCGCTATTGTCTTGCCGGCAAACTTACTTAGGCCAATATCGTGGTTACCAATAACATATATAACCTTCTTTCCAAGTTTGTTTATTTTGTCGAAAATTGCCGCTGTTGTTTCTGTAAATGTTGGAACTCTTATGAAGTCTATTATGTCTCCTGCTAATATAAGCTCATCGAATTCAATACTGGAAATAAACTCTAAGAGGCTGGTTTCTTTGGAATTCAAACTTCCAAGATGCAAATCAGATATAACCAATCTCACGTAATCACTATTCATACAAAATCCATAGTCTCTACGTCAAAATTATCAAGCAGTAAATCCGGAACCACCTCAACTGTCCCGTCATATACCCAATATACCTTTACGTCATATATTACCATTTCTTTGTTTTTGTGCTCAAAGGCGATGTCCTTTATCTCTATAATTTCAAGCACTATGCCCACCTGATTTTCTATTGAAATCCATGCTCCATCTCCGTCATACCACGATCTATACTTTACCAATTGCCCTATTTCAAATTCACAAACACATTGCACATGAGGCACCCCCCAATTTAAATAGGCGACATTCTCGCATATTTTTCAATGCCCACAACTATCATTTATGATGATGGCATACCTTTGGTGGGTGTTTGCTCTCCAAAAGCCCAACCCTATATTCCAAATAATACATACAAACCAATATCACTATATTCATTCCTATGCCGAGCAGAACTCCGCTCCTAACTAATTTGTTTTCCATTTTTTCACCTTATTGCCACAAAGCAATTCATTAATTTTTTTGATAACTTTATCTCTTGAACATTATATTTGCCAGTGCTATTGTGTAGATAAAAATATTCGTCATCTTCCCTAGTGCAATAATATTTATGCCCAAGAGTAAACACAAAAAATTCTTCTACACAAACTAACACCTGCCCTCTGTACATTAGAAACCCTACCTGTAATAACTATGCGTAGAGAGCTATTTCGTCCTCAAAAACATACAATTCATTGCCATTTATTACAATTTTGTAATCAAAATTTGTGAAAAAATGTTCCTCGGCTACCAATTCGTTCTCCACTATTATACCAACATCGCCTTTCTCGATTCGAGTACCGTCAATCAACTCTACCCCCACCAGCGATATCACCAATGTCCCCACTTCCATCTTCATCATTGAATCCGCACACCTCTAATCCATTGTGTCTTGCAATTTTAATTAGAACGCCTTCATCGTAAATGTGTGTAGCTTCAAGAAGAAATTTCAGTTCTGTTCTCATATCTCCGGTTGAGTATGGCTTATAGACATCGTGAATATTATCTGACCCAAGAGCTACCACCAAATCGTGTTCAAGCATTTCATCAACAGGGGTTACGGCATTATGTGTCGGAGTCAACTCCTCAGTCCTACGAGCATCTATCCACGCAGTTGGGCATGCCACAAAAGACAGCCCGGCATCTTTCGCCATCTTGTAAACCTCTTTGCGATACCACTTAGGGTGACAAGCAAGGCTTATAGAGTGGATTGCTGTAACTCTGCCCTCCATCCCAGCGCTTATTGTTTTTCTTGCTAACATTTCGGTTTCTTTCTCGGTTGCTGTGTTTAGTTGATCAACATGAACATGAACTCTCTTACTGTAGGCACTTCCCATAAGTAACATATACTCCATATGTTTCTCTTCATACCCCTTATCTGCGCCTGGTAATGAGCCAATGATATCAAACAAATCCTGTTCCATACTATCTGCTAGCATAACCTGACATTCGTAAGGGACAACCCCCTTTAATGTTTGGCATGCAATTTTGAAATTTATCCCAACAGACTTAGCATATTGTTTAGCTCGATGTGCTGCGTTGACTGCCTTGTATCCCACGACTGGATCAATATCAATAAACGACATACAGTGGGTTGTAAGCTTGCTTTTTTGCTGAAGGAGTGCATTTCGGATGTTTTTGTAAAAATCATCTTCGGTGGCGTTTGCTTTATAATCATCAACGTACTTCCATTTTTGATGAAGGTGGTTGTATACCACATCTCTCATATTCATTGAAGTTACAGTGTACGCCCTATCGAAATGAGCATGAGCATTAACAAAACCGCCTGCTTGCCATATAGCATTGTTTAGGTTCTCTAGCGGATTATAATGTGTCATCTTTTGCCCCTTTTGTAAAATTCGGACTTTTCCAATCTTTGACTATTTTTTCCCAAGCTTTCATCGGTATTTTAATCTTGACGGAACTTCTCTTTTCATCAGACAATTCCCAAAGCTCAAAACAGCACTCTGAAATGTCACTCATTTCAAGATAAACAGCCTTCTTGTCACTGGAAACTTTTATTTTCTTGCTCATCTCATCACCTCGCTATATTCTTATGATTGTTGCCTCGACATCATACCCAAACAATTGTAGTAGAAAGTCCTTCATAAGAGAGTCTTTGCACTTCTTATCCTCTTCGCACTCAAAAAGTCTCCAACTAAAAGATTTCTTTTGTTCGTATGTCAAGTTGTTCAGCTTCAATATCTCTTGTCTAATTATTTCCATCACTTTCGTATATCTAGTAGGTAATATATCAAGTTTATCGCAAATGTCAAGAAATTTTCCCCACTTTTTATCATTATACGAAGAAGTAATCTCTTTAAACATTTCAATTTTCGCCAATACTTCAGGAGTTTGCTCAACATTGGAAAATTTGTCGGGATGAATTTTCACTGCTGCTGTTCTGTACATCTTTTGTAATGATTTATCAACTGGGGTGTCATCGGTGTTGCCTTTGTTACATTTTACCAAGCCATCTTCATCTACTTCTTGTGTTTTTTTGGGATACACTTTATTAAGCATGTCTTTATTTTCACTATTCAGCTTCTCAATTGGGATACTGTATTCGGAACAAAACTTTTGATAAAAAATTTCAAATTCTACGTGGGCGTCCTTCAATGTATCCAGAACGTATTCATATTCTGAATTGGCAAACTCCAGTTCCTTAACCAGTCTCCTATATCTTTTTTCCATCAACGACATGCTATAATTAGTCTCTGTCTTGTCCAATTCTGTTGAACTCGCGATAAGAAAACAGTTGTCTTGTTGGGCGTTGGGTATCTCTTGCCAAGTCAGACATCATGTATTCTCGATATGACTCCCAGGTATCAACATTGTAGAATGACTCAGTTGAATGAAGATATCCATCATTGACATCAACACCGACAAAAACATCCTCTGGTTCGAAGAACCTTGCGCTCCATCGCTCTTCAATTGGCATCTTGCTCCTTGGTAACCCCCTCTCATCCACAACCTCTGTGGTATACATGCCGGTGCCTTTCCTCACATTGCGCCTGTAGATGATGAACTCTTCTCTGCCGAAGGTGAAGCTTGAGTACTGGTTGTCTTGTACTGTCTTTCCTTCGGAGACTACATAGAAATTCTTTTTGTTCTTTATCTGTCTCCGAACCTTCTGAAGCTCTCGGGGATCCATAATGCCATAAGGGAAGGACACATAGTACTTGTCTGGTATCATCCACTTGGATATCTGATCGGAAACCTTAAGGGCTGTGATTGCTCCATGAAGAACGCTCCAGGATAGACAGTCTCTCTTGTCTCTGTCCTTGGGATGCAGAGGAACCCAGAAGATTGGGATACGCTTTCGTCGTTCGGTTGGCAAGGCATCGAACTTGTTGTAGAAGTGGATGGGGTCTTGGATGTAGTCTCCAACCCTGTACCTGACAAGAGGGGCGATGTCATCATTGCACACAATCCATATTGTGTCACACCCTGCAAACGCTGCCTCGATTACTGCTGCCTCTATCATCGTATAGTCTGGTGCTATTGGCAGCAGGCAATCTGGATATGGCATTCCATACTCTAAAGGTTGGCCGGCAAGCGGAATGACTCCTGCAAGATGGAAATTTGCTTGTGACGAAAAAGCTTTTTCGCTAACTTCCATGATTTGCCCTCCTTGTTCCTGTTCGTTATAATCTCATCGAATGTTCGCTTTGGTTTGTAATCGTGTATCGTCTCTCTGTAAGCGTGTTCTATCTTAAGGGAGTAGTGGTTGTGTTTGCCGTTAGGAGCATAGCCGTTCTTAAGCCCTCTTATTCCAGCGTGTTGCATCATTTTAAGCGTCTTCAGTCGAGCCATACCTTCGGTACAGTGAGGGCTCGAAAGCTCGTTTTTGAGCAAGCGTGAGGCGGCACAGACATCCTTCTTGGCACTACTTGAGCCAATGCGAGTTGGTTGATAAAAGTGCAGAGTGTGAACGAAATCGTAATCAGGATCTATGATGGTGTTGTGCTGGTGATTGTTACCAGAGCGAACATGAAACCAGTCATAGACATTTGCAGTCTCATAGTCTACCTCTTCAAAGATAACAGCTTCATCATACGAGATGTTTATTCTCTTGTTGTGTTCTGTTATCAGAGTAATCTTGTTCTTGTCTTTGCGATTAGTTATAACGATGTTAGGCATAATGATTTGTCCTGTCATTGACATCAGGAAGGTGAGCCTATCCCACATCTCCGACTTGTATATCTTCCTCTTGTTGTCATAGCCCAGGAACTTTATCTCCTCTTCATATTCAACCGTTGATAGCTGAAACGGATAGAGAGATTCCACAAGAAGAACCTGCTCATCGTTAAGAAAGCTATGTAGAAGACACTCCAATGAGCCGCCAAAGTTTAACTTTTCAAAGTGGTAGTCTGTCTTCACTTCTTCCTCTTGTTTTTAAGCCACATGTCCTTATTCATTTGAATCAGCTTCTCTGGTGACCATGCCATTTGCGAAGCAAACTTGCCTGACTTTTTGTCAGCAAGGGGAGCGCTAGCTGCATGGTAATTGGGCTTGATATAATAGATGTAAACCTCCTCGATGTCTGCATCGGAAGGGATGCTCTGTTCCATTTGGAAATCCAAGTCCTGGAGGACTGCGTCTATCTTTTCAACTGGTGAGCCTGTTACCTTTGGAGAGTTATCAAAAATAACTCCCGTTCTAACATTATCGGTGTCCATTATTTCATAAGGTGTCCTGCCCATGTAAATATACCTCATCACATGTAAGTCCTTTACTGCTCTGGCTTTTTCATCGTCCGATAGTTTCGCTACGAAACTTTCCATCTGCCCAAAGGCTTGGCTGCTGTACATAAAATTCTTCAGCACTGATTTGAAAGTCGAACGCATATCTTTCTGGCGTAGATTATCAGGAGTAGCTCTATCGTGTGGGTTGTTCCTTCGGTATTCAGGTTGGCCAGCCCACTTTTCAGTCGGTGCTGTCTCCATTATCCACTTCTTCCATTCTTGTATTATCTTCTTCATCGTTTGTCATCCTTCTTAAGAACTCTGCTGGAACTTTTCTCATTGTTTCATCACCTATCAAAATATCATAGGCTATGTAATAAGTAGTTACTTCATCACCTGTTTTGATTGATAAATCATATGGTCCTGCCAATATCATCCCCACGTCCGTATCCATCTCTCCCGTTATCAGTTTTCCAAATTCGCTAAGAACCACCAAGTCGCCCTTCTTATAGTCCACCTCGAATTTTCCTGTAGGAGTTAACTGCTACTGGCCACAAGTCTGTGGCAATTTCCAAGACAGCTTGGGCAGCTTGTTGTATTTCCCATTGTGCTCCTTCATGCGTCCTAAGACTAACAAACTTAAGAAGGTTATTGAGATTAACAGTGCCGTAATACTCTGTATATAGGTTCTGCGGTAGTACTCCTCTAGCTTGCTCTCGGCATACACCGTTTTTTATCAATCTGTTGTATAGTTTGAGGCTATTCTTGTGGTGCCATAATACCTCGTCAGAAGCATATGAACAACTAGGCGGTATTAAAGTTGCGCCATAGCCTTCCGAAAGGTTCGGGTTAATCAACTCGCTCGGGTTTGATGCTTGCCTGTTTGATTCATGCTGTGTTCTGAAGGCTTCTGGTTCATAAAACTGCAAATCTTTGTCCGTATACCTACGAGAGATTTCGTTATAGCTCCACGTTCGGTGGCGGTGATGCTGAGAACGAACAAAAAGAGGAACAATAAATTTAAAGGTAACAAGATTATGTTCCAAGGTGCTGGTATGCTTATGTTTGATAAGGTAGTTAATAAGTCGCTTGTCGCTCCCATCCAAACTAGACTTTTCGACACCAAAGCTAACCCTTGCACTATTGACGATGGTAATGTCACTGCCCATATGCTGAACATAAGCCACGCTACCGACATTATCATCATATATCTTAATTTCTCTCTCATACATTACTTCATTTCCGTTGGATCAACGGGATTAGGAGGCAAACCTTGAGGCACTTCGTGCTCTTCGCCACCAATGTTCTTAGAATCATCAAAAAAGGGAATATAAAATTTCTTCCCCCCAGCTTGTGAGAACATATCTGTTCTTTTTTGTATTTCTGCGTTTTTGAAAATGGACGTTCTATAGTCTGTGATTTCATAACCTGCCATCTCATAGGAGTCGTCATATCTCATTTCGACAAAATAATAGTGTACATGCTTATCGTCACCAACACTATCTTTCTTGCCGAAGATAAAAGAGTGTTGTGGCCAGTCTTTGTGACTAGAGTATGTTGCCATTGCGCGTATATCAACATCCGAAATTACCAATGAATTCTCTTCATTGTTAAAGAATTTGCCCTTTACCTCCTCAAAGGACTTCCCATCCCCTTTAAGCATATCCTTAAGTTGTATCATCCTTCTTTCATTATCGAAAGAAGATGATTGTTGCCCTAAGGGGTTTTCAGCAGACATCACTCCAAAACCTTTAGTGGACTCATCAGAAGGTCCTAATATTTGCATGACTCTTTTGAATTTCCCTGGGTTTTGTCCTTTACCTCTCCCTTCTTCAACTGAAGGCTCTTCAATTATCACGGATGTTTTCTCCATTTGTTCCACTATCAGTTGCCTAAGAACCTCTTTATTCAATTTCATTGCTAATTCTCCCATAAATATAATTTTCTAACACTAAATAGGTAGTTTCTCCATCTAAATCAATTGTCAACATCATTCTTCTTTCAATAATTATCTCACTTCCCTGTTTGAGGAGGTGGAGGTATTTTGATTCAGATGATATAGATAACACCTCACATTTGAGGAATGGGTTAACTGGTTTGGAATAATTGTCCGGCAAAACGATGGCAAGATCGCTTCCCTCTTCGGGTTCTTCTATTGGTTTCACGCTAATATAGCGATTAAAGGGTTGTAACATGCTTCCTCCAAAAAAATATTCAACATGCTATAATATAACACGTTGAAAGTGAAAAGTCAAGTTATTTTTCAAAACATAATTTCGCAAGCACCAGCGGCACATGCAATTTCGCCTTTTAAATCGGTATTGTCCTCATTCTCCGTTACCTTTTTCAGATTAATTGTCTCTAGTGATTTAAACATCTCATTGTATTTAGCTTCATCACAATCCTCAAAGGGTGCCTGTTTATATGTGTGGTCAGAGTGAGGTAAAATTGCTAAACCATTATAATACTTACGATTTTCCCACATCCATTTGCCAACCTCATCCCACTCATGAGGCTTAACGGTAATGGTGGCTGAAACATTATTGGTGTTCTGTCCCTTTCTGTGTCCGTTTGTTACCCAATCAGTATGAACCACCTTAACCCTTGACAGTAAATCAATTGCTGATTCTTTTCTTGTGATAGCTCCGCTGGGTGCCTTTTGGGGCACTGATATGACTGCCGTATCGTGGGCTCGAAAGAACTCATCCTCAACCAAATCTGAATGGGATTGGACGAGGTAATTGTATATTGCCTCATTTTTTCCAACCCGGATTCTGCGGATGTAATGCTCGTTATGCCACGCATGAATGCCGCTAGACGTGCCAAGGACAAGAGACGTGGTTCCTGCTGGTTTTGTTGTAGTGCAACGGGCGGCTGGGCCGATATCAATAAGACTTGCTACTCTTTCGTTTTCTTCCTTAACTGCTTGGGCAGCAGAAGCCATATCAAGCCTTAGCACATTCCCAGATGCTATCCCAGTCATCGAAACACCGATTAAATAATCTTTTTCTGTGTTGCGTTGCCACACAGGGCGCAAGTAGTGGAAGTCTGTATATGAGGCTTGTAGGGTGCCTATAAGCGATGCTGCACGGGCTCTTGTTTCATATTCCTCTTGGGTATCAATATCACTTACGTTGATTTCTGTTAGATTGCAGAATTGGTAAGGACGGAGGCTTATCTCGCAACAGGGATTACAACCATACTCCTTATCATTGGTAAAGTAGATGCCTGGCTCTCCTGCTCCGGATGCCTTGATTCGTTCCCAGAGCTTAAGGAATTCTTTTTTCTTTATTCTGTGTCTCATGATGACTACGGAATTGTTGGCTCTGCCTCGTTGTGGGTTTGTCTCCCACCAATTGCCTGCCTTAGCAGCAATCATCTCTTCATCGTCAATTGAAAAAAGAGATATGAGCGCAGCCCTACGAATTCCACCAGCAAGAACCGCATCTGCAACATAGCACACCATATCGTGAACTTCAATTGGTGCCAATTTGTCTCCATTCTCTTTGTGTTCCAAGAGCCCTTCAATTTTCATGAGACACTCCTTGAGGGGCTGTGGCCCTGGGGCTTTGCCTCCGCTTGTAACAAGGCGCTCACCCTTCGCCCTGATATCTGAAAAGTCAAAACGAAGCTTCGATGTGCCCTTGAAATATGACTTAATGAGCGCACTTACTGCATCTGCCCATCCCTCAATTGAATCGCCAATTAGAAATCGCCTAGTACGCTTGGCATTAGGCTTAAGAATTGGAGGCAACTTCTCAACATGGTGAGACTGAACTGAATATCCGACACCGGTGCCACCAAGCAACAACAACATTATCTCCCCAAAGACGCGCATGTCATCTATCGGAGCATAGGCGCAATTAAAAATCCTGTTTGGACTAATTTCAATTGGCTTACCAGCGAACTGCATAGATCTCATAGATGGTAGAACCTTTTTATCATATACCAAAGTATACGCCTCTTCTATCTCTTTTTTGAGATGTGGAAATTTCTTAATGTGCATTTTCTTATTCCTTGTCACCAACTCTGCCCATGTTTCTCGTCGATTTTTGTCTGGTAGGTAACGTGCATACTTCATATGCACGGTAATATCTGATAAGATTTTGTTTGCTTTGTTCATTCCTGTTATCCCCTCGCTTCTGCGTATTTATTTCTTAAGTAAGTCAAATTATCCTTTTGTGACATTTGAGGCTTTTCCGAGTCTGCCTCATCACGCTCCAATACCTTTATTGATACATTTGAAGTATCCATGAATATTGGAAAAACCAATCCGTCTGGTCCGTTCCTGTTCTTGGCAATAAAGAATCTTCCGGTATTTGCTTGTTTGTCTTGTGGTGTTCTCGATAGCGAGAAGATAAAATCAGCCACAAAACACTTGTTGAACGCTTCAGAGATTGACTCCATAGTGATAACCTCTGCATTTAATCCACCCCGATTAGTTTGAGAACATGTCCAGACTGGACATTCGTGCGTTTGTGCGATTGAGCGAAGCTCTTCATAAATACCTTCTAAGTCGTGCCGCTTTTCTCCGTAGCTCTTTACTGGCTTGAGCAAATCAGCATAGTCTACTATTATTGTATCGGGTTTAATTCCTCGTTTTTTGAGGCGCTCAAGGTGACTCTTAAGTGTTTGAGTGCTAGCTGATTTTGTTGGATACTCCTTTATAATTAGGTGCCCCTTTATATCTTTTACTTGCTCTACGATATTAAATTTGTTTCTCAAATGATCGTTAAGTTTAACGCCAGTCAAACAACAGTCAAATCGTTGTCCAACAACAGTGTCTGCAAGCTCCAAGGTGTAATAAACAACGGTTTTGCCTTCCCTGAGGGCTGCGGCTCCAAGATGTACCATTAACATGGATTTGCCTGCTCCAGTCGGGGCTATGGCGACACCAAGCTCTGATTTACCCAAACCGCCCTGAGTTATTTCGTCGAGCCTTTTCCAGCCTGTTGTGACTGGATCTCGGCTCTTAAGACGAAATCTTTCATCTATATCCATATGCCAATCATGCCCAAAATCCACATTAGTTCCAAGTTTCATGGCATCTTCAATAACAGATTGTATTTCTTCGAATGAAGAAGATTTCAAAAGCTTAACCGACTGTATCATTGCTTTTTTAAGGACTTGCTTTCGACAAAAATCGATAGCATTATCCTTAATAAATTCTGCTCCATTAACCTCATGCTCCTGTATAACCTTAGAATAAAACTGCCTGAGTTGCTTTTGGCATGCCTCAGTATACGAACCAATGCCAGAAGTAATATTAGACGCCATTATTTCATAAGACGGATGTTGTCTATATTTTGTTCTGTAATCGAGTAGCATTTGCACAAACACCTTGAGATGTTCATATTGAAGAAATTCAACATCAAGAACCTCACTGATTTGATCGCAAAATGTTCTATCCTGAATCATTAAATGACACAGATTCTCTTGAAATGATTTTCCAAACTTCTGGAATGTTTCCTGTTTTAACTCCATTTTATCCTCCGAGTGTTATAACTATAATATGGTTTTCCTAAAAGCAACCCACAAGTCCCCTAAATGAAGGGAGCCTTGCCCATCTTGCATGAGCATTTTGGTAATATTCAGCTTAGATAACAAGGGGTTAAAGTTATCCAAAGCAAAGTCAATTTTTTGTTTTCCTTGATGTGAAATATTTGGCTCATATAATTGCATAATTCTGTAATTACTCTTAACATGTTCTTTGTATTCTAGCAACCTTTTGTGTGCAACTTTTTTATCAATTGTCATAAAACAGTGCGTCATAAGCTCATCACAAGAATATGCCCTTTCTTCCTCCAAGAAAGGAAAATACTTCACCATAGTCTTTATCCCAATCCGAGGAACGCCCTTGAGATTATCTGATGAATCTCCCTCAATTGCCCTAACAAGAGCAAAATTATTTGGATGAACGCCAAACTTCATCCTAAGCATTGTTCCATTAATCAATTCTTTTTGGATTGGTCTCCAGATGAACGTATTCTCATTTCCACATAACTGATAGAAGTCTTTGTCTGAGGATACAATCACCTTTGTGTAATCACTGTATTTCTTGTGTTCATTGACATATGCTACAACATCATCAGCTTCAACATAATCCAGCATCAATTGAATAACAGGCATCTCATTAAGGTACTCGTGAAGTCTAAGTTGTTGATCTGCCCTATTCTTATAAACTTCATCTTCAGACAATTCAATCATTCTGCGGTTGAATCTAACGGGGCGTCTACCTTGTTTGTAATTCTTATTCATAAGCCTCTTCTTCTCTGAGCCTCCATGCCCATCCCAGCATATAACAACCTCATGAGGACGAAAATCCCGACAAAGCTTCTGTAGTGATTTCATGAATCCGATGGTTCCACCATTTGGTAAGCCCTGTGCGTTCATACTCGGTATGATTGTGTAACTTCTGAGAAACATATTTAGAGCATCAATAATCAATACTCGTTTTTTATTGTCTGTCTCGATTGCTGGTCGCATATTAACTCCGTTGCTTATAACGTAATTCGTTCCTACTCTTTTGTCAAGAAAAAAAATGCCCCCGGCCATAAAAACCGAGAGCACCCAAGGAGAAAAACAAATGCAAACTATTGTTTGTATTTATCTATAAGGACTTCATTCATAATAGCTATCACGCTGTCTCTGAACTCTTCCTCATTTAACTTGTTAAGCCATTGTTTTGCTTGAAATTTCGCCGTTTTTCCGCTTTGCAGTGTAAGGGTATACCAAGCACCGGAAAGCGTTAATTTCGGCGTTTTTGCAAGCTTAAGAACCTCAAGCCAAGACTCTTTATCTTGAATGCAGACGTTATTATTCGCCCACATAATCTTGAAGTTACAATCCCTCCCTTCGGAACCAAATCGAGACTTCTTGAGGAAGCAACGAACATGAGAACCGACACGAACACCATCTTCATCAATGGCAAATGAAGCTTTCGCTTTGCGCTTGGTTAACCAAATACGCAAAGATGAAAAATACTCAATAGCCTTTCCTCCGGGAGCTATATATGGCTCCACAAGCATTTCTGCTGGACGAGAGGATATGTTTGTCTTGAGTTGGTTAATCAACAACAAGGTTGATTCGGTATTCGCAAGAGGAATCGTAAGTTTGGGAAATGCTTTCGAAAAAATTCTTGGCTTCACAGCCATTGAGGACTGAGGGTTGTAGTCTCCTTCCACATCCTTTTCCGAAGGCGTTGCAGCAATGGAGTCCCATATAAACAAGACACGCTGATCTGCGTATTCATTCATGATATATTCCATTGTTTCTAATGTTTTCTCAACACTAACTGCTTGAATGTAGAGCATTCCCTCCTTAGAGCAGCCTGCTCTCTCTAAGAACTCTACATCAATCGCTGACTCTGCATCGAAGTAAACAACAAACATGCCTTTCTTCTGTGCGTTCGCTGCTATCTGTACTGCCATGAATGACTTCCCAGCACCTGATAATCCAGCTAGTTCAGTGATTTTGCCAACAGGTATCCCGGCTTCTTCACCAGGCTTAATAATACAATCAAGCCATCGTGAACCTGTTGGTATCCAGTCTCGAACATTCACAGGGTTCGACTGGTTCAAATCATGGGCCATCTCAAGCCCAATCTTCTTATTAATCTTCTTGGCTAAATCGCCAACGTTTATCTTGCCGGGTTGTTTCATTTGTACTACCTTGCCCATGCTAAATAGTCCCTTTAGTTGAATTAACAAACTCAAGAATTTGTTGTTCATTACCAGCACCTGTTTGTCTGTTTACCACTTTTCCATCTTTGATAACAATCAAGGTTGGGATGCTTCGAACACCAAACTTCTGGGCTACATTAGGGCTCTCATCAATATTAATCTTTGCTACTGTCACTTTGCCTTCCAGAGTCTGCGATAGAGAATCCAGAACAGGAGATAGCCTCTTACAGGGCATACACCAATCGGCATAAAAATCAACTAGCGTTGTACCAGTTGACGTTTCAGTATCAAAATTGCTTTCATTTAGCCTTTTTACGCTCATATTACCTCCTTAATGATATCGAACGGTTGCTTCCACTTCTTCGACTGCTGTATCATCTGATCCAGAGTCTACTTCTTCATCTTCGCCACATGCGAACATTGTTAATATAAATATTATCACTATTCCTCCGTTTAAAAATTAAGGCATCTGTAAACCCATGCCTTCCTGCGGTGGGGGTTAAAAGATGGTGCCCTATTTACTAAGAAGCGCCGGGCTACCAAGGCGCTCATCACTAAACCTTCTAGCCGTTTTGGTTCATGAAGTTTTTTAACGCTCCATCAACAGCATCCTTCGCACTATACATCTGCTTTTCAGACGAGGCATTCTCGGAGGTAATATCGGAGGATAAATAATCATCCAACAGCGCTTGTACTTCGGAGGTAGTCTGGCGTTGGAATAATGTCTCAATGTCTGGAACAGAATTAATAAGTTCATCACAATTTTCCACATCTTCACATAAAAGCGAAGGACGCCGACGAGGTTTTAATGATGTTTTCGGAAACGACCCTGGGGTACCCGGAATTGTATAAGTCATAACAATATCAGTACCTGTTTCCTCATGGGTTAAGTCCCCATAGTCGGGATCAAGAACATAAGACAAAAGTGTCTCATATGCAGTCTTACCATAAGACCACACTCTTACGCCCTTAGATTCCTCTCCACGAACCAAAATTGGAGAGAAGTATCGTTTACGAGCAAAGAGTTTCTTTGCTTCTCGTTTAGCTGTATCATCATTGTTTTCTACACCTTCGCGCCACAGCTTTGACGCAAAGTCACAAATTGGACACTCTTCTCCATGATTACGCTTTGGACAAAGAATGCCAGGATTTCTTCCCACATTATAGTGGAAATGAAATTCTTTGAAAGGGTCACCATCAGATGCTGGCATCAGCCGGATAGTTTGATCACCCTCAGATGGTCGCCATTTGTTATTATCTTGTTTTTTGCCACCGTTACGTGACGCTTCGAGCTTAGCTCTCATAGCTTCTAAATTAATAGCCATAGTGTTTTACCTCTTGTTAGTTAAGTTTTTTGTCCTTAAGGACTAAGGTCGGGGGGATTTTAACCCCCCGCCATATTTATATATCCCAAATTACATAGATTCCACAAAGCAAATTAGGATTTTGGGAATGAATAATTCACACTTCTTGAATTCACAGAACCTACGATACGACTTCGATTAAAAGTTCGAAATCCATGCTTATCAGTATCCCAAACAGTCCGCATGTCGCCAGAGCTTTCTTTACGTTGTTTAGAAGAAAACTGTGAACTTGGTAAGTCAGAAACTTGAATATAATTCATAGTTCGTGTAGTTCCATCAGTCTTAGTAAAGGTTCCGGTGTATTGTGTAAATGTGCTCATGTTTACCTCCAGTGATTTATGAGTTAAGTTGCGAAATTAAAAGATATTTATTGTTCATGAGTTAAGTTGCGGCATTTGGGTTGTGATATATGCCGACAAGGACTCAATACTTAATAAGATTTTTCTTTTTCCTTCTCTTATATTATAACCGATCGGTTATGATTTGTCAAATTGTTTTTTGATATATTTTGAAGAAAGTTTGCCAACCAATGTACCGTGATTGAATCTGCGGATTCCTTTCACATTAACATCGTAAACAACTTCCATTTTGCCATCAGAGCTAATATGGTTTTCGCGCATTTCATTAGAAACCATATGTTTTGGCAAGTCAAGAATTTTAATATAATTCATTAGTCGATTGACACCATTCCTTTTGCGAAATATGCCAGTGTATTGTGTGTATGTACTCATATTACCTCCAATCTTGAATATGATGAGTATATTTGAGAGAATAAAAGAATGATTGCTTATGCTCGGACGGGTAGACTGCGAACGAAGATGTTATTTTGTTTTTCTCATCGTCAGTGACACGGCTCTTGATAAGTTTTAGCAAGTCTTTGTTACTCTCCAGTTGTTGTTTGCTTATACTGTAAATGTATCCTGTTTCAGTGATATTGTCAAGAAAAAACATTAAGTTTTCTTCTTTTTTCTTGAGAACCCCCGTTGAAACTGTACTAATTCGAGACACCTCTTTCGGTATATGCTGGGAGCCTAAAACGGGCTGTTGTGTTCTAAACCACTCTATTGTCTCTATTGTGTTTGCAATCTGTTTGTTTATCATGTCGAACATCTTCGTTATGGATTGATCACCAATTATGTTCAATATATCTTTGTTTGAGAATACGGTGAGCCTGTTCAATAATCCTGACCTTGCATATTCCTGTAGTACGTTGAATACCACCTTGTGTCTCTTAGCTACTTGTGGAGATGCCCACTCTAAGTCGGGGAATACATATCCAACATTAATCTTTTTATTCTTTATAGTCTCCAACAGACGCAATGTAGCGGAAGAGCATTTGCTTCCACCGCAAAGGAAGAACCAACACTCGCCTTCGGCAAACTTCAGTTTCTTGAATTTTGGACAATGCATCTCGAAATCTTCTTCAATTTTGCACTTCTTTGGAAAGTCAGACTCAACTATCGTCACCTTTTTGTACAAATCAGAGAAGTGATTTGCGATTCCTGCTCCTGCTGAACCTAATCCTATGACAACCATAATACCTCCTCCATATCTCTAAGGTTTCTTCCTGCTGTTGCTGAAGATTTGAACCAACCGAGTTGAGTATCTTCAAATATCTCTTGGATTTGGGGAAGCATATGCCTATCATCAAACGCCAAATCAATTGTTATTGAGTCATGAACGACAGAATGAACAAACGACTTTGTATTCTGAACAAATTTGTTTATTTTAACCGCTTGTTTCATACAATTGTCTGAAGATGAAGACTGCAAGAGATAGTTCAGAGCATGAAAGTCATCAGCTTCAATGTGTCTGCCGAATGGGGTGGAGACAACACCATCAGTATAATATTTATTTAACAGTAGTCTCCTATCATAGTGCTCTGAGTCTATGGCGTCAGAGTTGGGGTTGTAGAGCCACGCTAAGAACTTCGTCTTGGCTGTCTTTCTATCGTACTTGCCATCGAAGAGGTGTTCCATATTCCACTCATGTATGTCTACACGGGGGTGGGTACCAGTAGATAAAGAGATGAAGGCTCGAACCTCCGCTCCGTTCAAATCAAAGGAGACGAATATATCATTCTTCGGCACAACACAGTTGGCAATTTCCTTCTTGAGATTCATTATCGGAAAGGAACCTTTCTTCGTTGTCAATCGTCCAGTTTTTGAACCCCACACATCGTACAGAATCGGCTTGTTTTTGCCGTTTAGTGAACTAAGCAGCACCCTTGCCTTGTTATCCGTCTTGGATGCTTTTTTGAGGGTACCTTGAGCGATTAACACATCATTTTGGGATATGTCGTGAGCCATTTCAAACATGTCAACCAAGAAGCCATGATTCTGAGGTTTATCATGGTTGGAGAACACATGTTCACATATCTCATTCTTTACTTCACAATAGTGCATAAGATGTTGTTCTGGGACCAAATCAAACATGCAAAGTTCACCAAGCTTAAGTTTGGCATTTGCTGCTGAGTTGATGAATGCTCTTATCTTCTTTTCTCTCTTTTCAAGTCGAGACTTAAGATGCTCGGGGCATACTTCCTCTAACGACTTTCCGTTAACATAAACGCTAGCATAATCAACAGGAACACCATTGAGACGGCTATGCCAGTTCCATGTTCGATTAGAAGTTGTAGGTATTCTATCATAAATAAACTCTCCATTACTGTAAATGCCAAAGCATTCTTTTCTATCATCCAATATCTGAAATATCATTAATAACCTCCGCCAGAACCTCCGGATTTTTTGTTTGTAGTCGAAGGTTGATTTGGTACATCGCTCAATAAAACTCTTCTTCGCTCTAGTCTCTTAGTCCAACCACTCAATCCGAACGGCTTTGAGAATAGCTTATTTCTGAAGATGTCATTAATGTAACCTGCTTTGCCTGCTTTGTCAAGAAATTTGTTTGAGTTTGTTATTATTTGCCTTAGGACTGGTTTTGTGAATTCATTATTATTTTCAATGTTTCTTAATTCTGCATAAATTGATACCCAATGTCTAGAAAATCGATAGTTTGTGTTGTATTCGTCTAAAAGTTGTCTTCTAAAAGTATTAACTCTAGTTTTATTGTTACAAGATACTGATATTGTTCTTTTTTCTTCATTAAAGATTACAAAATCATTATAATATTTAATTATATAATTAATTAATAAATTAATATCATTTACATCTGTTCTATAATAATTCTGACTGAATAGTCCTAATATGTTTCGAGTGGCGGTTTTATCACCAGGGAAAAACTTACTGGCTGCTGGTGAGGACAAGTCAGCAACCAATACCCATGGAGCTTGTTTAATTATGGAAAACCCTTTGTTCAAGGCAATTTTCTTATAGTAAGGATAGGCTGGACTGTTGATAAAATTTACGCTTTGTTCATCGTTTCCGCCTTTGAAATTTTCTATTGCAAATGCCAAACCAGTAGAGAAAATCGAATTATATTTCGACGTATACCACCCAGTATATGTAATTGGATCACCAGGGTTTTGTTCTCTGAAATATACCATTAAATACTTGACATACATATCAAAAGAGGTTATTTTTTTGATATCACTATCTGATAAATAATCCGTATTAAACCTCATTAAGATACCTCTTAAGTAATCTATATACTTAAACGTTGGATTTTCCCATGCTCTCACAGGCTCCAACAGCGCAATGCTTCTAGTTGCCGGGCTTAACACACCAGACATAATTTTCAAGCTGATATTCATTCTCATTTCATTATACATCTCGTTGACAAGTGGCAATATTTGAAATTGAGAAGAAGAATCACTCGCTGGTGCCGTTTGCATTGTTGTCATTGCGGTGTCTTTGGGTTGCACCACCACTCCGTTTGTATTAATTCTTCCGTAATAATTGAATTCAGCAAAGTTTAAGTCCTTTATAACCTTGGAGCCCTGTCCACCGTTTTCCGGATGGGCTTTCGCTTGGTACATAGACCTTAACGTTGCAATCTCTGCTGCTGAATTTATATTGTTTTTACCCCACATTTATCATTGTACTCCTTTTTCGTAATCTTCCTCGTCGTTGATTTTCATATCGGTTGTATAAAACTCGACCCTCTTGTCCTTCGGATTATACACTGCCATAACCCACAACCCATTAGATATCAATACATATACGGTATTACCATTATGGTCCGTTGCATTTCTATCCCAGCCCATCCAATCATTCTCTGTTGGTTTTACGTTGCTCCTCCAATGGACAAAATCGTTACCACTTCCCCCCTCAATCTGTATCCCCAATGTTCTATAGCCCTTCAGATCTGGGAACGTGGATATGCTCCCATACTCGTATTTACTATATTCATCCTTTCCTCGCATTTCAAAATCTTTTGAAAGCGTAATTGTGTCCAACTCGCCTTCTTTGGCAATCTTCCCCTCAAAATTTATTGTATCTCCTGCCCTGAGTCCTACGGTGGAGGATGTCAAAGCCGGGGGCACCGTCTTTTTCGGAACAGAGCCACCAGATGAGCCACCAGATGAACCACCGCCACCACCTATTTTTGGATTCTTCTTTGTGTTATGTGAACCAGCCCCTTGCAACGCCTTTAATGCTGCTGCCTGCCCTTTCCATGGCCCACTGAAGTTGGAATTGCAATTTGCAACTTTTTGATTAACCTTTGTCTTCTTTTTTGGTAATCTGAACCTGTCTACTCCTGCGTTGTTCGCTTTATCTTCGGATTTCAGTCCGTAATTTACCCAAGCAGCCTCAACCGTAGTGGTACATAGTGGTGATTTACCACCAGAAAATTTCATTTTATGATTAACTGATATAATTTGATAATACCCACCAATACCCAAATGGAATGCCATCGAATTCAATTTGTTTGGGGCATCACCGAGTCCACCATCTACCCAACACAACTGCCCAGGATAAAGAAAAAAGCAAGCCCCTCCCATTTCAATTTTCACGTTATAAACTCCTGCGATTTGTGCAAGATTTCCTTGATTTGATGCAAAAAACTTTACTTCTCTTCTGTATGGGGCGTCTTTCTTTGAGAAAGACATTTTGCTTATTAGTGAACCAACCCCCAATTCGTCATCACCGTTAACAAGAATCTCATCCACAATAGTTCTGTACTTAAATTCTGGAATGCCGTTTTGGTGGGCACTCGAATCTCCCTGTGCTGATTGAAATTCAAACGATCTTGCATTTGCTGGGTATAATATTAAATAATTATAATATTCATCGCGATATCGCATAGAGTTTTTCTTTAATAAGGGGAATTTCTTTACTGACTTGGTATCACTATACTTGTACTCTAGCACCCCATTTACTAATCTCTTGCTTATACGAGCAGCAGAATAGCTATCAAGGATATTTTCAAAACACATTAACTTACCCCTTATTGCCTCTTTTCTTTTTGTCCCAACCAAACCAATATCCATTGATGCTCTAAATAATACTTTATTTTCTGAGGCGATATCAAAGCACACCTCACCCATAAGCCTTGTTATAATATTTTGAGCAAGAGACTTTAAAAATGTTGCAACTGGATAGTAGCTAAGTTTTTTGTTTATAATTTCTTTGCGGAACCAATCTGCAAACCACTCTAAGTGAATTGGTACATCTGCCAAATTACTATCCATCTCCTCATACACACCATCATTATTTGGTAAATACCACCGAAAAGAAGGAAGAATGACTTTTGTTCGTGGGGGTGAATAATAATATCCACCTAAAGATTTAGACAGCTTTCTGTCTCTGACTGGGTGGGGAAATGAAAATGTTTTATCAGCCTCCAGAGTTTGTCTTAATGACCTTCTATCAACATCCGTTTTCTTTCCACCCTGAGTCAGCCACATATTCTCATGCATTCCATCCAACAAAACATCCACCAAATCCCCAAAAAAGAAGAATTGAATATCGGAAAAATCTTGCTTTTTGATAGGTGGCGGCTTGGTTTTGCCTTTATAACTAGAATCCTGCCCGGATGTGGTAAATTCCTGCCGCCATTTCGCATTAAAATCAGATGCTATCCCTGTGTCTGCGTTTAAAGATTTGTACTTTTCAAGTATTTTTGTTCCATGCGGAAGAACGCCTTTAATCCATCCCTTTTCTTTAGTCAACTGCCTATACAGGAATATTTGTTTTGCCAAATTTGCAAAGTTGTGAGTTTTTTGTAAATGTTCTGTTATTTCTTTTGGTTTTATTATTGAAGTTCCAAGGGTAGATAATGCACTTGTCACAACTTTATTTTGAATTCCGACTGTAAAAAGTCTATCGCTATCGTTAAGTGCCGATATAATCCTAGGTAATGTTTCAAAAGTATCCGTATGTGCGTTATTTCTTAAAGAGCGAATTTTATCTTGAATCTTTTTTGGATTGCAGCCCTGCATCATTGCGCCTCTTAAGTTCATTTCTCTTCCTATCCTGTCCTTCACAGTTTTTTGTCCTGCAAGTGCATCCATTGAGGGGTCCGTTAAGACAGAATCAACATATCCCCTATACTCTACTGTTACTGTGGTTTTGTTGGTTTTTTCATCTTTCTTTATTTCATGATCCACAACAGCGATATCCAATGCCAATGGAACGTTTGATAACATTTTGTTCATCGCCTTATAATGAGCAGGAGAGTATGAATCGTCTTCCCCCGGATCATGATAAACATAACTTTTCAATAATAATCGATTATAATCGGGGTGGTATTGGTTCCGAAACGCACTAGAAAAGCCCGTTGGGTTTGAATTATTTGTATAGGTTATTAAATCCAAAAAAGAAAACTCGTATTTGACATCTTGCATTTTCCCATCCCATCCTTCAATTTCATATTCATATTCAAAAACTTGCTCTAAAAGCCTTATGTCCGGTAAATGAAAGTCGATTTTAACAGTGACATCAGATTTTGCCGTTGCCGTGTTTCCACCCTTAAAGTTGATGTCAATAGAATTCATGGTTATTATGTCACCACGATATAAATCTTTTATATCTTTTCGAAATGCCTTTTCAATGAAAATTTCTTTTGCAACATTTGTGCCGCTACCGTCTTCTATCAGTCTAGAAAACGGAAACAACATTGGCAATTCAACTTCTTCTCCATTGTTTATCAATTTGCCATTCTTATCAGTATAATTTTTAACAATTTTTGATAACCTTACAAAGGTACGAACACCACGAGTAAAATATTCTGAACAATTCAAATAATCATTAATGCTTACTGTCGCATCTCCTTCCGAAGTCATAGGGGGAAGCGTTAGTGCATTAATGAAATTTTGATATGGCTTTATCGACAATGGGATAACTCTCCCCCCATATGGCAAATGTGCATCATCTGCTGGGATTTTAATTGTGGTACCAGCAGCGATTTCCCCTCGGATTGCACCACCACTTTTATCTTGATATGTTCTTAACATAATGGATAAGTTTTCCAATTCCGACATACCAGCCAACAAAACACATTGTTTGATATTTTTTCTCAATTCTTCCTTTTTTTGTTTTATTTTATGAGCAGTGCTTTTTGATCTTGGACTCATTTTGGCTGAGACATCATTTATGCCTTGGAGCATTTTTTTCAAAGCGGCAGTTTTAGCCTTTTCTGCATCTGCCCACTGTGAGGTGGCGAAATCATCTTGTTGTGGGTATTCTGGGAGTACGCCTATCATTAAACTTTCTGCGAGGTAATTGGGGTGATGATGCACAACCGGCGTCTTTCTATTCTGCATCACGGCCCAGTCAAACGCATCTCTCATCTCCTGAGTCCAATTAAGGGTTTCTTCCATGGTTTTGAGGTGCGAATCTATAATAACTTTGCTTGCCTCATCAAACCCTTTCACCGTGCCCGTCTGAGTAGTGGTTGTCGTGTTCGTAATGTGATCGTGTTGCATGGTGACGTCCGCCCCCCCATGGACTTCCATGGCATTATATTGGGCTTCGAGGGATTGCCAATATCTTAAAGCAGCCCCCCATTTCAGCCCCTGCACAAAATCAGCCTTGGTAAGTTCGCTTACTCTTTTGTAATACATCTCGTCAGTAGAAAAAGTGAAAATATGAGACGAATCTTCATCGTTAGGATCCGTTGGCGCAAATTGAAAGTATTGATTCTTCTGATTTTTTACGGTGTTCTGCTTAACAACACCAGTCGGCATACTATCACGAGCCGTAGCACCAACAAGGCCAAGGTAAACAAGACATATCACATCAGTGAAAGCTTTATCTACCCAAGAAGGCTGATACTTCTTACCTGTATGGCCAGATTGTACGGAATGCATAAGTCCATCCCCCTCAATCTTTCCGAAATCCTCATAGGCTTTGTTTTTTGCCTCTATCTCTTTTGGGGTGTCTTCTGGCATTGCGGCTATTTTATCTTCACCGCCCTCAAATATTTTCACAATTGCTGCCTGGAAATCACTTTTCATATCCTCACTTTCATTGCTGAGTGCGCCACCGTAATATTCTGAAGCTTCGTATTGTACGTGGGTATCGGGCGAAGCCTTCCCCTTATAAAACTGTTCTGTTTTCTTTTTATTCGCAAGTTGGGGTTTTTTCGCAGCCTTGCCAGTGTATTCGCCCGCTCCCCTTGCCTGTTGTGAAAAAGTGCCACCCACATTTTGCCAAATTGGAGACATTATTTCTGTTACCATCACAGCAGTATCTTCAGCCAAACCTGACCTTGTAACACCGGGAACTGCCTTCCGTATTACCCATTCTACCAAAGCTGCGGATGATGTCCTATTATCATCCGCCTTGTGAAGTTTGTCGGGCTTACTGATGAGCAATTTGTGTAGGATATAAATAAGAGCTTTTTCGCCACCACCATCCGACGTCAGCGCAGAAGTTGTATTGAGATACCCTCCTGCTCCCTCTAAGCAGTTCATTAGACATTCATCCCCAGTCCACTTTATGCCTCCGGGGGTTTTCCGTCCTTCAATATCAAACTTAGGCTGACTCTGAAGTAATGACCACTCTGCTACAAGTTCAAGATCATCGGCATATCCGAGTTGGGTTGTCCAGTGATCTTTTGCATCTTCAAAGGTTATTGTCGGGATTGCCGTCAAACGTCCACTATAATTTTGTCCGCTCATTTTGTCAACCCACCAATTCTCTATAAATTTCTAATGCTGGATACGGAATTTCTATAACATCTCCGTAATTATAGTGGGCATCTGTTGGTTTGTCATTCCATAATGCAATTATCCACCAATATTCAACACTATCATAATATATATTTGCTAACTTGAAAAGCCTATCACCTTTTGCCCAAACGTGCTCTCTTGTTGCAAAAGCTCCTTTGAAATATCTCCTATTAAAGAAAAAGGTAGCATATTGATCTATATTTTGAAGTCCCCTATTATCAAACCACTCTTTGTAGCTGTCATCGTCATTTAAAACGACTTTTCTATCTGTATATTTAGGCATACTTTTTCCTCATTTAATTTTTAAACCCCATATCATTAACTTCTAGTGAGAATGACAAATCAAAAGATTTCATGAAAAGCATCCCTTTGTCTTCGAAATAACCAAGCTCAGGATTTGGTTTAACCGACAACTTAGTACACACACACCTTACAAATTCGCCTTCATTTTCATATATTTGCCCGTTACTTATTAAATTTGCAAATTTGACAGACATTTCCGCCGTAGATGTTGTTGTTCCGCCTTCTGCTGGCATTATCATCCTCATTAGCTTTTGCAACTGTAGGTGGTGAAATCTTGCTTGGGCAAGATTATGAGAAGCCACAGTAAAGCCCAAATTATAAATTGGCATTTTGGCATCAAAAACCAGCCTGTTTTTTCCCGTTAAGTGTCTAAATTCTTGAATATTTTTGTTGTCTATCTTCCTTTCTATAGAAAAAGATTTTAACAACGGAAGATATTCTATGTTAACACCCCACTTTTTAAACTTGATAGTACCATTATTTTGTTTAGTGTATCTGTCCTCAAACCCAGGAACATCTTTTGCACTCGAAACACCAAAAGGCCACGTCTTGATATCATTTTGGTGGTATGGCCCACGAGAATAGCCCCCACCGGCAGTTCCAGCATCACCTTTTCCAAGATTCCCAAACCCAAGTATGTTTGATTTAACACCTGTTAAATCACTGTTGATTAAGTGTAAATCAAATGTCAGTGTATGTGCTTTTGGGTACAACTCCCCGTTGCTTTCAAAGAATCCCATATCCAAGTTTACATCGTCCTTTGCATTCGTCATAAAGCATCTTAAACCATATGTTGACATGTGTTTGTGAGTTTTCTTACTACTTGAATTCATAATTTGATGAAGTTCGGTGTATCTCCCACTTTGTATTAGGTTTGCAAAACTAACTAGCAACACAATTTGCTTCCCTGTGAATGATGGCGAATATCCGCTCCCAATCGCTTTTTTGAGCTTTTGAACGTCTATTACAATATTCTTTTCTGACTTTTTCTCTTCTGCTTTCTTTCCATTTGCTTTTGTCACTCCACCGGGGCCACTGTCCACGGGTGGATTTTTTGTTTTTTTTCCTTTGCCATATGCTGACATACACCGCTTTATTTTAGCTAATCTGGCAGCGGACAGCTTACTTTCATCAATTTGTTTTCCTGATCCTTTTGTGGGGACTTTGCTAATAGCCGCTTTACACCATTCCATTGAAGGGGCGTTCTTCTTCTTAGTGGCTTCATTATATTTTTTCGGCCGAAGCCACCCCATTAATGTTCTGATTTTTCCGGCATTAGCAATAGATTCATTCACGCTTACTGCCGGCATTTCCATTGAAACTTTTATCATCAAATCAACACCAGTTATAGCTTGGGCTGGATTGGCATTTTGGATGGAAGATATAATATCTTCTGTTTTGACATTAAGGCTGTAAGTCATATCTTTGATAAATGGCTTAAATGCTAGCAATTCCCCCGATAATCCTTCCTTTGCTATATAAAAGTAGGCGTTCTTATTTTGAACATATCTAGCAGAAAAGTCATCCCCAAGATCCAAAGTGCTATCGAAGCTATTTAAGTCATTCCACCACGCCATTTATCTATTCTCCACTATCATTTCTGATATCAAGTGCCTCAGTTCTTCCCCGTCTAAGACAACAGTAACATTAACCTCGGGGGCAGAAATTTTTGCCTCATCCATATTAACATCGACTGTGATATTGTTTGGCATCATCATGAACATTCCGCCTTGCCCAGCAACAACAGTTGTCATCGTCCCATCAGATTGAATCATTAAACTTCCATCTCCCATTGCGCTCCTTATTCCACTAGCTGCTGTTCCCAATCCAGATAGTCCTGCTCTAAGGTTTTTGATTCCTTCTCCCATAGCCCCGACAGCTTGCCCTATAGATATCAAATCTGCAAAGCTTGTTCCGCTAAGCGCCATTGACGCCCTAAGAGCAAACAGAGCAATTGTACCAGCGGCGATGCCCAATGTTGCCATTAAAGCCATCTTGCCCAAGAAAAAGAACCCAGCCCCAATAGCCACGAGTGCCCCAGCCATAGCAAACATTGGGCCTACTGCGGATATCACTGTTTCCAGAAGCCCAGATATTGCATCTATCAAAGGCGGCAAGACATAGAATATCCCAACAAGCCCTGCCATAATCACGATAAGAGCAGGTAGAGCAGCCATCATAGCCGGTCCGGCGAAGTAAAACGCTGCACCAAGAGCAATAATTCCAATAGCCATTATTGCTCCCATTTCCCACAAAGCAGGAGAACCAGACAAAAGAAAAGCTGCCATGAGGCCTATTAATACAGCCGCCAAGACAATTCCAGCACTAACTGCAAACCACGAAGCACTTCCAAAAGCAAATTTTGATGCTGTTGCTGCCTGTTCCAGCGTCATACCAGATGCCAGTGCTGCCATATAACTAGCTTGATGGACAGTATATGCTAATTGTGCCAATTTTAATCCGACATAAGCGAATGTTACTTTGCCGATATTGTTTCCCATCCAGCCAAATATCGAAGCCAGTTTTTCAGCCAAGTTAAGCAATGTTGGGGTGGCTGCGATTAATGCTTCCAGGACTTTCTCGAACCCACCACCCTTCATCATCGCTTCTTTGAATTTATTCATCAACTGTGTTAGAGCCGGTACCATATCCATTACATTACCTTGTAACTCTGCTAGAGATTCTGCGTGAGCTTTCTGTTTTGCAATTGCTTCCTCGTCAACCTCAACACCGTGCTCCAAATATCCCTGAAGTAACTGAACATTGTCTCCAAACCCAAGTATTTCAGCAGCAGCCAATCTTTGGTGCTTTGTCATCGCTTCATAGCCACCAGTAGCATTTATCAGAGACATCCTCATCTCTTCGTTAATCTCGCTAGCAGTCATGGACTGCATAGAAATTGCACTAATGCTTGTTCCAAATACTGCGTTCATCTGAGCAGCTTTATCTGCACCACTGCTGAACTTATTGAACGCTTTTGCAACGTTAAGCATTTGAGTTATCGATACACCAGTCTTTTGGGATGCCTTGCCCAAATTCAAGATTTCGGTTTTTGCATCTCCACCCATACTCATTACGGTTCCTGCGAAGCTTTCAAAATCAGAAGCAGCCTGTTGAGCATCCAAACCCATATTTCGAGCAGTTGCTATGAATTGAACCATTGCCTTATTACCAGCTTCAGCGCCCTTCTTGACGCCTCCGAACTCATAAGACATCATCCTAGTGAGTTTTGCGGTTTTCTTCTCGGAGATACCCAGCTTGGCAACAAGGGTATTTGTTTTCGTAATGCTATCACGGACACTTTCATCCTGCTCGGCAAATCCTGCTAATTCCAGCCTTGCTGCCGTATACGCCTTGCCCATGTCTTTAACTGAGATGTTGTATTTCCCCAATTGTTCGCTCTGTGCTGCAACCAAGATTCCTTGCATTTCATCTCTTGCTGCACCGGTGGCTTTGGTTAGCGCTATCGTCGCTTCTTCAATTGCGAAAAACTGTTCAACCATTATAGTTGCCACGTTACCCAAGATATTCATTGGAGAGAACAACGACATAACCCCACCAGCCAGCAATTTGGTTGCGCCCCAAGCGTCATTCCTAAACGCCATCGCAACATTGGAAGCACCTTGAACCATTTTCCCAAGTGTAGTATCTGAGGCTTTCGCTGTGATTCCCAGTTTCTTTGACATGAAATTGAAGGCATTGTTGACATCATCAGCGGCATTCTCTACATGATCAAGGTCCCCTTTCATTTTTCCTAAACCGGCTGACGCACTATCGAGCTTTTCATTGTCCAAAATATCAGTATCTGACATTTCTTGCAATTGTTTTGCAATTCTTGGAGGCAGATTTCCCATCTCAACAAGCTTTTTCATCATATCGGTTAAAGCTTTCCCGTGTTCCTCTGCTGCTCCTTTTGCTGCTATGAGTCTTTTTCCTGCTATTATTGCTTCTCTTGAATCATCCCCCTTTTCTTGTTGGACTTTTGCAAGTGCCTTTTCAGCATTGATTTTCTCTTGATTTAGCTGCTTCTGTTTATCAGTCATTTTGCTTATAGCATCAACTTCAAGCTTTTGCATCTTTATGGTGTTTTTGTATGCTGCGATTCTATCATCCATTACAGCATTGATTCTTTGCTCAATTCGTTCTTGTTCTTTACGTCTTTCCAATTCGGCTTTTTGAAAATCCGCAATTTCAGCAGCAGTTAGTCCGCCTGAACCACCGCCACCATCATCACCGCCGCCACCTTCATCGTCTGCTGGACCTTCCCATTCCCACATTTAGTGTACCTCTTTAATGATAATTAGTTATAGAGAAAAATACCCGGTTTATTCCGGGTATTTTTTATCTTCTCATAGCTTTTTTCTGCTGTTCTGCTTCTTTCTCATATTCTTTCATTGTTCTCTTTATCCACCATGACCGCAACCCTATGGGCAATGAGTACATTTCAGACAGAGACCAACCACCATAATGCTTTAAAATGAAAAAAGACTCATAGACTTGTTCCATGTATTCATCGTTCAGGCCAAAAAAAGTCTGTCCCCAAGGACACCTCCATCTCCTGCTCATATCCGCACTCATCACACTCAAAATCTCGTGTGATACGGATACTAGGAGTCAGCCGTTCGTAAGCGTCCCGAAGGTACCTACTTTGCGCTGAGGGTATATTTTCAACAAAATGTTTAATAACATTACGCTGACTGTGCCCTTCTACGGACACAATGAACATCATCATCTGCTTGGTTATGAGGGTGGAATCCTTCTTCTTGTTATTTAACATCTTGAAGATTTCCGATTCGTCAGAGCCCTTAAGAAGTCTGACTTCCACATTAAATCCAGAAACCGGCAACACAATCGAGTAATTACCGTTATCCAAAGCTTCGACTTGATAATCTTCCCACTCATCACCATGATAAACGGATGCGTCTTCCAAGTCAAATGCTTTCTTTGCAACCACAGAACAGTTAGGACAAGTAACCTTTGTGTTATATTCATTACCATATCCTGTTGCACGAGCAGAAATAATAATTGCATTTCTATCGCAGAGAAGCATTTCAGATGATTTGACGTTTCCATCACAAATTAAACTTGAAATTAGCTTCTCTAGTGCTTTACCACTCTTCAACAAAGAGCGAGAGGATAAGATATCTTCATGCTTTGCTGTCATATGTTTTATTTCAATTGTGTCTTGTCCATTGAGTGGGTGCCCATTTGGGTACCCTATGCCCCTCGACGGCAAATCTATGTACTCTGTTGGTGTGACAAACTGCAATATGCTTTCTGCATCAGAGGTTTGTGGTGCTTCATCTGATGAGTTTCCTCTTGGACCAAATCGATCCTCGTTTTTCCTTACCATTATTTCTCCTGTTTAAATATAATTAGATTGTTAGAAAATTACTCTAAGTCCCTTACGTGCCTGGAATTTTATACGTACCACCATAAGTCGGCCAAATTTTATCCTTTTGCTCCTTTTCTCGCTGAGCCTTTTCTTTGGCCGCCTTGTCCGCCGCCGCCTTGTCCGCCGCCGCCTTTAACTCGGCCATAACGTCTCGTGCCGGGGGTTCTGGTGGGCCCATTGGTGTTTCTGACTTTGAAGTTGGTGAACCACCAGACTTTGTGTTTGTATTCGGTTTGTTGCTCTTTCTCCTGCTTCGTTTCTTTTTGTTTGATTTTTTCCTTTTATTGGCATTGTCGTTAGCAGAACCACCCTTATTATCACCAGCAACATATGTGCTCGTTCCTGGTGGCTCCCCAGACTCGAAGCCATTAGCCTTGTTAATCTCTTGAATTCTTTTGTTTTTTGCTTCAAGATATAAATGTTCATCAGTAACAAACCCTTCTTGTCCTGCTTTTTTGCCTTTATTCATGGATTTTGCCTTCGCTGACATTCCCATTAAATCCTTCTTACTAAGGCCGGATGGATATTCTTTGCCGTCAAATGTCCACAAATATTGCTTCTTCTTGCCTTTGCCTCTGGTTATTAATTCAACGTCTTTGCCCTTAGCGTCTTTTATAATCTTATTTCGATACGCTATTTTCTCTGGCTTGTCCCTCGCGGCTTTCGCTCTGGCGTTTGCGGCGGCATTCTTGGCAGCTTGAATTCGCTGCTGTTCTAGCCTTATTTCTTCTGGTGTTTTCTCAGAAAACTCATGATTGCCGCCCTTATCATAACGGAAAAACTTTATCTTTTTCTCTTCATCTGTCTCCTTACCAATCATATCCAAATCGGAAGAACTACCTTTGGAAGTAGCAGTTCCTTTTTCATCAATATTTAAAGTAAAATTCTGCCACAAATTGCCAATTGTGGAACTCTGTAGTCCTTGTTTTGGAAAGTTAGTGTAGTGCAGTGATATCTTTGGTTTAGTCAAGTTTTTTTTAGCCATTATCCTTCACCGAGTACTGCGAAATCATATATTATTTCCATAGTATATTCAACCGCCTCATCACTGTCGTATGCTAACTCACCAAATTTAATAGACTTAATCAGCGGATTCGCCAATGTCCATGACTCATTAACTTCACCAGATGGAGATAACATTTGAATTTTAACATTTTGCTTTTGGTATGCGGCGGCAGTATTATCTTTGGAACCAGCAAGCCCACCACCAAAAGCGTTAGCAATAGTGGAAGATTTCTCAGGCGAAGAAATTTGACTTGCTCCACCTCCCTTTGTGGCTATGTTGTGTCCACCCATCGACGGATTTGCATAGCCAGTGTTATTTAACATTTGCATCAAGAAACCTGCTGTATCAAATTGATCACCATTGGCATTAAAATCAATAAAAGTGATTGTTATTGGATTCCACTTTGCTATGCCTGGGTAATTAAACACATGATTTAATAATTTGAAATCTTTTGTTACAATATCTACACTTGGCTTTGTAACTGATTTAACATTTGGGAGATAAAAATCATTAGCAAAAGAAACAATAAACTTGCTCTTTTGCTTTAATTCAAATTTGCCTTGGATACCCCAAAAAGACACTATTTACCTTCCTATGCTGCTGGTCCAGCCAAGCCAGCATCAAAATGAACACCAACGGAATCGCTAGAGCCACACACTGCCCAATCATAACGAAGCTCTACTTCAAACTGTGTTAGTTCATCATTTTCATAATCCAATTCGCCATAAGAGATTTTTTTGATCCATGGATTATGTAAAGTCCAATACTCTATTGGCTGTCCAGCAGAATCGAGTTGCACAATATTAACAGGTCCTAACCCCGTAGCAGCAGATGCTTTACTTTGAGTAACTAATTCATCAGCTTTTGATGGAGGCCTGTAACCTGACTCCTGAAATATCTTATTTAATCTTTGGACTGTTCCATCGGCAGTGGTTTGAATATCTACTGGATCCACAAAAGTGATTGTTATTGTTTGCCACTCCACCCTTCCAGGCCAGTAATAAGTGTGATTCAAATAAGAATGCTTGGACTCTGCAACTGTAAAATTGGGCTTGGTTGCTTTTTTTGCCCACCATATAGTTCCACTATCATCGCCGATTCCGCCAATCATCACTTTAAATCTAAAATTTCTCTTTGGGTCTTTCCCAGCAGTATTCCAAAATCCCATTTAATAAAATCTCCTATATATTTTAAATAGTTTCCTATGCAAAAGATGCACCTGTTCTTGTTACCATAAAGTCAATCGCTATATATTCAATCGCTCTCGCAGGCTTTAAGTATACTTGAGCGTACAGAATATTTTGATCTATCATCGCGGCTGTTGTCGTAGTTGTGTCTAAAACCAACTTAAAGTCTGTTAGTCCAAATCTTGCTTTCACATCATCCAAAATAGGAGTAGCCTCTGAGATAAATCTTGCCCATGTTGAATCAACATTCTGATCAAAAAGAATATTTTTTGCAACATGCGATATTTTTTCCTTAAGGAACAAGAGCAACCTTCTAACATTAATCCTACTAAGAGCAGAATTGATACCAGGCGATTGTAGTGTTTTTTGTCCGAAAATCACAACACCTTCATTCGGAAATGTAGCGATAGGATTAATATGCATTTCGTATAGTTCATCCCTTTCGTCCGAATCCAGCCTCATTCTTGCTTGAGTTACCATTGGCCCAGTAGGACCACCTAAAGCTCCAAGCCCACCTCTATTAAACCCAGCAGGCGCAAACCAAGCAGCCGATAAGGCTTCAGATTGTGCCATTCCACCAAGACCAGCAATCGATGAAGGTAACCAAACACGGTTGTTATTGTTCATTCTATCGATAGCCTGTACGGCTGGGTAGAAAGTACACGCGAATGTTGAGTTAAACATCCTAGTATTCTCAGCATGATCTACAACAGTTGCAACAGAACCTTGTCGTGTCGCGGCATCATCTTCACTTTCATATTCTGAAAGATAGTCTCCAACCAAATCCACAATAGCTAGCATATCTTGTCTATCATCTGCTAGTGAAATAATTCTATCAGTTATTGTTGCATCCTGAATACCTGGAGCAAGAATAAGATTAGCAGGAACAACTTCTGGATCCTTAACAGTCTCAACTGCCTTTAGCAAGGTGTGTCTGAGGTAGTTTGTGGATTCTGATGCTCCCAAGTCGCCAATCAGAGGATTCCTGAATGGTTCAGCTTGAGTAATATCAAGTCCGTGTCTTCCGCCAAACATTGGCATGATAAACTGCTTTACCTTTTTGGTAAGAAGTGCAGATGTTCCACCGCTCAAAGCAGTATAAGATGTGTTGCCTTTGCGAGAACCAGAAACATATGTAATGACGTTGTTGGCTGTGTCGATTTTGATATTGTCTAGCGAAAAGATAAAGCTGTACTCAAAATCACCCGATGGTTCGTGTGTGCTAGAGTCAAATTCCGATGGCAATGCTCTTAAATAATCAACATAATCGTTATCGTGAACTCTTGACGTTGTACTATCTTTGGGGCGAATTCCGTATAAAGCTTTATATGGGTTCGCCGGATTTCCATCAGAACCAGAATTTCTGAGTATTAGTGATGGAAATTTGAACATAGCTGTTGCATTCGAAGGCAAACCTCCTGCGAAATCATTAATACCTGAATGGCCACTGGCGGGAACTGAACCGGAACCTTTTACAAATACACCAGCAAATGAAGCCCCTGTACCTAGTGCCCTTGCAGAAGATACACCTTCACTTATATCAAACCCTTTTGGTCGTCCTGGCCCGGTAAAGCCAAAGGGAAGATCGTTTGGTTGATATCCGCCATCTGATTTTTTCATTTCAACCCAGATATAACTTGAACGATTCTCAATATCTCCAATATAAATATATTTCTTAAGTGATTCGCTCCATGATGATATACGGAAATTACCAATTCTATCCTCAATATAATTTGAAGAGTTGTTGTTCAGGTTGCAGTTTGTGAATTTCTCAAGAAGATTACCAGCAACATCTCTAACTGTAACTGAAAATGAAGGATAAGCATTAACATTGGCGTTTGGAGCCAATTTGATATCTTCAATTCCAACCATTATTTCTTTTTGCAAATCATCTCCACCATGAAGACAGTGGAACCTAAACAAAGGATTAGCAGCGTATGTTTCAATATTGTAATCTGTTGGCTCGTTACCTTCATCGTGAGAAATTACCCATCCAGTTTTTGCTTTAGTGTGTTCTTTTCTCTGGTATCCCCAATTTGCCTTATTTGCATCTCCATCTGCCTTGTGCAGTGGAAGCAAAACAGCATACTGATTGCCGCTGGTGCTACTTGTTACAAATTGCTTTAAGCTTCTTTCAAAAGTCTCTCCAAGCCAATATGTTGCTTGATCAGCGCTTGGCGTCATTGTGGTGTTAACCTTTTGGGGGTTGGTGTTGAGTACGTTTCTGATATATTTTGAGCTTGACTTGCTAAAATTGAACTTAAGAGTCGAGCCAATCTTTGCAGAAGCAGTATCATAAACATCAATCCCAAACATTAGTGAATCTCCAATAGACTCAATAAATGTACAGGCGCTTGATGACTTGTTTGAATTCCCGTCTGGAACGGTACCAGATAGTGTCATATAACCAGAATCACAATAGAGAATTGCCCCAAGGGAACCATACTTCCCTCCGGTAATCGCAGCCAAAGTTACGGATATTTGATCGTAAGTACCAGGTGCGCTAGCATCTTCTAATCCGCAATGCAGCCCACTGCTTGACGCCAATGCCACCGTAGAAGCTCCTAAGTTTCTAATCACCATAACTTTTGCATTACCACCATCGACTTCAACATCGACATTTAGAGTGCCATCATCTATTTTAACTTGAATTGCAGCTATGAGCGCTAATACAACACCCTCCTCGCTTCCAGCCGAAGAGATATCAACAGCGATGGCATCCGTTGTGGCCGCACCATTGGATGAATAATCAAACTCAAATATTGTTGTTCCAACAGTAATGGTTTGTCCCTCATAATTAGAGAGGGTTGAAGTTGTGATTCCCACTTTACTACTTGCACCACTGTCGGCTATACATGCAGCTTTATCAATAACAAAAAGCCCGTAAGCTGTTGAATTGTGTGCTGCGCTTGCACTTGGGACACACCCCGATGCTCCGCTTACTTGCCAACCAGCAAAACCATTACTTGAAGGAGTATCAACTTGATCACCCAACAACCGAACAATTGTTACTGGGCTGTTGCCGGATGCTAACCACGCTTGAGCAGCATAAGAAGCGTATGTGGGAGCACTCATGTTCGGGCCGTCTCTCCATACGTCACCTGTGGCTGATAAGCCACCTGCGGTGGGTTTTCCGAAAACTTTTACATAGCTATCCCAGCTTGTAATCTTCACTGGTTCCATCGCTGGTCCCTTTAGTGTTCTTCCGATTATAATCGGTCCTAATTCATCTGGAACAGCCGGCATTGCCGAGTTGTCAATCTCACGTATGTTGATACCCGGTGATTGAAATGTGAATTCTGGCATAATAGTGTATCTCCTCTTAATTTTTTCTATTCACAATAAATAGTAAGTTTGAGCCTAAATGGAATAGTTTTTGTTTTTTATCATCTTTAAAATTGTACTCACGGCTTTTTTTTGCTTTTAATCATCATCACAATCTGTCCCGTACACTTTTTCTCGATTATCTGGATTCCCATATTCGTTACCAGTTCCTTCCATATTTACCCACCCTTGTCCTGGAATTATATCCTGTGGGTTGACTAGCCTCCACGATGTTTCGTAAGACACTTCTGTGTCTGCTTGGTCTGCACCTGTTGTTGCAGTTGTGGCTGCTTGGCTTTCGGGATCTGCAAATTGAAGCGCAGATGCTGCAATATAACACTGATCATTAATTGTGATTTGGCTAGGCCCGCTGTAGCCGCTGCCGTTACTGTTGGATTCTCCGAACCCACTTGAGTTCAGTTGTCCAGTCCCAGGAGTATATTCCATTTCTGTTACGGCATGGAGCTTGGCAATGGTTTCCCTTTTCACAATTTTCGGACGAGGCTCGTTAACACCTTCCCCAATAACATATCCAAGTACCTTAATATCAACTTTTGTTTGAAACTTCCTCTCCTCTTCATTCAAAGAGGCAAGATTGTTCTCTTGAGAGAATTCTTGTTGTATGAACGATTCAAACCTATGTCCATCCTGTTTGTAGACAAAATGATTAACTTGCCCCGTTTTGGATATAAATGGCAACACCATTTGATTCATTTGTTGTTGATATTCACAACGCAACGTGATAGAGTATGTTACTGCCACATATGTTGGTATGGGCACTAGATACTCATCCATAACTATCTCTCTGCCGTAGTCTGTCGAAAATGGGTTTCCTTTCCAATCGGCATTATTGAAATTTTTTGCATGTTGCCGGGCTGATGTCTTTTCTTGATTTATCTTTGACACAACTTTAAATGCGCCACCAACATAATCTCTACCTTGTCCTTTTCTTGGGCGTATGTCGGCTTGGATTGCCCCTTTGAAGGTAGGGTCTTTTTGCATCGATGTTCTTTCAACTGAGATTAGTGGCAATTTCAATTTACCGCTTGTGTCTCTCAATTGTACATCTGACTTTAATTGGTGTGCTCTTTCTGAACCTACCCAAATAACGGGAACTTTTCTGAACCCAGAATTCGTAAATACGTGTATATTGAATTCGTTTTTCAGATATTCTACGAGCCCAACGTCAATTGTCTCAAGCGTACATGGCTTTATTGGAAATACTTCATTATTCTGCATTGAAAACTCCATCTCTTGCTCTGATGCACTCAGCTTGAATCTCAAACCTATGCTCAGGTTGTCCAAAAAGCAATTTTGGCTCTATTAACTTAACTATCTCGTAAAATATTGAACCGTACCTTACAAAGTCTCCTTCTCTCACATATAAGTCTTGATCTTCGGTGATTCTCTTCTTGTGAAACTTGACACTTATCTTGGTTGTCTTATCAATGCCAACATTTTCCATATATTCTGTTTCAATTCCTTGATATTCAACCAAAGCAAAAACCCTAATGGGCGGAAGGAAGGTTTTTTCTATCGCTTCCCCATACAATGGGTGGAAATTTGTATGTTCGGCATCAATTCCGAAATAGAGTATCTGTTGCCCAACAACTCGCTCAGCAATTTCATCATTTACCTGCTTAACAAGGTTGCGTTCTTTCTCCCCCAAGAACATTGGTGGTGGAGGCTGTTCAGATTTTTTCCATTTATCGTCTGCCATAACGTTATCCTACGAATATCTTCAATGGAACCCGTTCCATAATAGCAGCAGAATTGTCAATGATTCCCTTATCTGTTTCCGACAGTTTGGGATAAGTCATTTCTGCCAATTGCTCCTTAAGTTCATCTCTTAGAGCATTTTGTTCATCTTTAGCTTGGCTAAGTAAATCTGAGGCGTTCAGTGTAACCGATTCGCCCGGAATTGGTATAGCTCCTCCAAATTTGCCTCGAATCTGCCCAAGTGTCTCCTTTGAAAGCGCTAGTGCAAACCTCCTTATCCATTGTTTACCAATTGAATTAATATTTTCATATGGGATGTTCTGAAATGGAAGCGTATTCATGTTATTGATGCCATCCTCGCCACCTCCATCACTCTCAAACGGGCCAGTGTCTACACTAAATCGAACCCAGAACTTTTCTGGTGAGATAGAACTTGGGGTTGGGTATAATATCAGCTTGTTATCAATGATTTCATATGAATAGTGCGATGTTCTTGTATATAAATGATCTTCATATTGAATTGCTTGTGCTTTGTTCTGCCAAGCAGGAATTACATTAAAGCTTGAATCATCGGCATACTGTCCATAGGTATGCATGTCACCAGTGACGTTTAATCCGCCGTAGTAACCGTAAAATCGCCACATTTGCCTTGGGGTGATATAATATACCTGCCTAATCTTTACTCTATTAGTGCCAACTTTGCCATAAAATGGGAATGAAGATGAGTTATCAGATTGAGCCTTAAGCAAAGTCTGTAAATCATATTCTTGCTTTTGATTTACTGTATCAAAGGATGCTGAATAGATGGGCTCAGTGCCTCCTACAACAGCTTCTGTGCTAAAGGTATCCCCTAACCTAAAGGCGTAATCAAAACGTAATTTTGGGTACTTTAAAGCCGCCCCTGTGCCTGTCTCAACTTCACCTTGGTAATCAAATGATGCTGTAGCTGCTCCAAGCGCAGATCCAAGAGCATTTTTTGCTTGATGAAGGTTAATAAGATAAGAATACTCCAATACCGATTCTTCATAGTTAGCATATACATTCTTCTCTGTTAGTTCGATGTCTAGGACATCTCCACCCAGCTTCTTGTACGTATAAGCAACCTGTGCTACTGCTCCTGTAATAAAAGCAACAGAACCAGTATATGTTCCGATGGGACAGGCACCGGTAACATTGGCATGTGTTCCGGTTACCGGTAATATAATGGCGCTAGTAGAAGACGCCGGTGTTAGTGTTGGTAAAGCCATTCATGAAACCTCCAGTCAACATAAATAGTTTCTCAAATGAGAAAGATTACTGTGCCGCTGTGATAGCTCTTATAATGGTTGCTTTGGATGAGTTTCTTCTGACATTACACCCAATCTCCGAGGCAAGACTCAACAGTTCTTTCTTTGTCATTTTCTTCAAATCTTGAGTCTCCACTTGTTCTTCCTCTTCCAATTCGGGAGGAGGCTCTGTTGCCAAGAATTGCGGTTCGATAATAGCAGCGTTTGTGGGTTCGGTGGTTGTTTTTATATTGTCAATTGTTTGTAAAATTGTGTCACAAGTACTTGACACGCTTTTCATGCGTTCGAGGACAACTGAATTGTCTTCAACAACCTTTGTCATTTTTGCTTCTTGTTCTCTTATACGTCTTTGTTCAATTAGCCGCTTTCGTCTCAAGCGTTGTGATTTTCTAGCCATTGTAACTCCTTGTTAGTTGCTGTAATTAGACTGAAATCTGAAAAATTGTCCGAAAATAAAATTCGGGAAATTAGAAAAAGCCCACCGAAGTGAGCTTAGTCTTAATATTATGGAGACTGTGGCGCTATTCTACTACGGCAGTGATAGCATTTACCTTCTGCGATTGCCCTGACATGAAGTAGTTTGTCCCATCAGACCAAATCTTAACATGGTCACCAGCACAGCAACCGGTTGTAAGAGTGATTTGCTCAGTACCTGTTTCGACCGCTGGCGGGTTGATTTGTACGTTGGGATCATTATCATCGATAGTTATGACAAATCCAAATACTAAATTTGTGCCTTGTGCTTGGATAGTAGTTTCAGCGGGGCTGGCTTTATCTACCCAAAATTCAGCCCACCAGCCTTTGCCACATTCGGCAACTGTTGGTAGTGTAAGGGTAGCAGTAGCTCCGCCACATGTAAACATAGTACCACAATCGGCAGCATTTAAAGTCTTAGTAGCAGTAACGTCTTCAACTTTTCGTCGTTGAGCAGAATATCTTCCTAATTTAGCCATTTATTCAATCTCCTTATAATCAATAAATCTTTTATGCGTTAACTCGCATTCAGTAGTAAATAGTAGCCACAAAAAGAAAACCCCCAACCAAAATGGAAGGGGGTTTGTTTTTAACTTCTCAGTTTAGATTAGCTTGAGCCGCTCTCACCAAGGAGTCCTCGAACGATGACAATGCCGTACATATCAGGACGTACCATTTTCTTCGCATAACGAGTCATGACCCCTTTACGAGGCACGAAGTCTTCAGGTCCGAAGATGGTAGGTGTGGTTTGTAGAGGCACGTAAGGTGCATACACATAACCAGACTCAAGGAAACTGTTTCCTTTACGTCCAATAAGAGCAACATTTCTTGGGAAGTAAGGATCAACGATAACGTCGAACTTACGACTTAGAGAACCAACCTTAACTGCTCCGATTTCGCCTTTGTCTGCGTCAGCAGTAACATTGGCACGGAACCCAGAGGTAAACTCAAGAATGTTAGCAATTTCAGGCCCACAAACTACGAAGTTTGCACCACCACGAAGTGTTTTCAAGTGGATTTGAGCAGAAACGTCATTGATGGTTTCAATAAGAGTCTCATACCATTCGCTTACGGTACCGGTGAAGTCAGGAGAAGCAGCAGTTGCTCCCAATTCTAAACCAGTTTGACGATTTACAAACAAACCAGGAGAACGACTCCAGTAATAAGTACCAGCAGTTGCGCCATTCACCAAATCAGCCAAGATTTCTCTGTCGATTTCAAGAGCAATTTGCTCCGAAAGGATAGAGGTAAGCTCAACTTCAGCATCCAAGTTATGATAAGCATTCAAGTCTTGTCCCAATTCGGGAGTCCACTTGGCTTTCAGCTTCTTGGTTTGTGCTGTAATGGCGATTGAATCAACCTTGATGTCGATTTCTGGAATTTCTTCAAGTCCTTCCATAACCATACCACTAGTCCACAAAAGTCCACCAGCAGCAGCGCCGGTTGTGGTTGTTGAGTCTTGAACAGGGACTTCAATATCTATATCAGCGGCAAGGCTTACGGTGGTTGTGGTTGCTTCTACAACTACAAAACGAACAGCAGCAGCGGCGGCGGTGAGAGAACTCTCTCCACTAGCTAATGATACTACACTAGTTAAGCGGCGGATAATTCTAGGATCGTCACTGGCTGCCAAATTTGTTTGAGCAGCCAACTCGCTTTCTATAATATTAAAAGCAGCCAGATTATTAAAATCGGCATTACCTGTATCGAATACTGATTTTGCAGCATCAATAACTACGGCTTTTGTACCAGTAAGCGTAAGAAGATCGGGATCATAATTAATCAGCTTCTTTTGAGCTTCAGTTGCAGCAGAAAGGGTGAATTGGTCCTTAATAGCTAAGGTGGCACCAGCATTTGCGGCTGTTACTGAACCAGTTGGAGAAGACCATGCGCCTCCAACAGCTTGACGCATACCGATGTTCTCTTTCAAAGTTGCACCAACGATGTCAACACCACCAGTAACCTCTGAACCAACTTGGTTAGTGCCATAAATTGACTTATCATAAAGATTACCGAATCTGTCACCACCATCAGCAGTGGAAGCATCAGCACCAGATCCACCGCTTGGTGAATATTTAAAATCAAGGAAGAAGATGAGGCCAGATGGCAAACTCATCGGTTGAACGCTAACTAAGTCATTAGCGATAAGTCCGGCGAATACTCGTCGAACGATTGGGAATGCTACAGCGGCGAAACCTTCAACATCACCAGCACCCATAGATGAACTCTCACGAAGTAGTTCTTTTGCTTGGTTTTCAAGCAAGCGAGCCATAGTTGATTTCTTATGGTCGCTATCAAGGCCTTCAAGTAAACCGGTTTGTGTCCATTTATTAAGAAGAGCTTCCCCTTCCTGTTTCATGTCTCGGTTCACAATGCCTTCGGTAAGTTTTTGTACAATAGACATTTTAATACCTCCTACAGTATGTTCTATTTGATACCAGCCAATTTCTTCATATGCTCTGCAAATGTGTACTCTTGTGCTGGTTTCTTTCTTCGTGGCATAATACCTGACAAATTCGACTTTCTGTTTACTGACTCGCTCAGTGATTTTGGCCCATCCTTCTTGGAGGTGCCCACTGTAGCCTTTAGAGTCTCATGGAGAGTCCTTGCTTCATCTGGTGTTTTTGCCGATGCGATGGCTTCAACAATTTTGTTTTTTTGTCGCTCATTCAAGGAGGCATCGCTTAATGTTTTGTTGCAATACAGCAACTTTGCGTTACTTAATAACGTTTCGTTGAGACTAGAGCTAAGCTCCTCAACGATTTTCAATAAATCTTTTGTTTGTGTTTTCTGCTTTTGAATTGTCTCGTCGAGTTCTTCGATTTTCTTCTTATATTCTTCGTTCTCTTCGTTCTCTTCTTCATCGGACTCTTCTTTAGCCATTTGTTTTTCCTGATCATGCTTTAGGGTGCCCTGATCAGTGGTAATCCACCCTTTCTTATCTTCACCCATATCAACCACTACTTCTTCGCTCAAAGCATCAAAAATCTCTTTCAATAAATCTTCTTCAAAGAGTGTGTCTGGTGTTTCTGCTTCAGGCTCTTCGGTGGCTTCTTCTTCAGGAGCAGCAAGCAAATCTTCCTCTCCGCCTTCTTCAGGAGCAGCAAGCAAATCTTCCTCTCCGCCTTCTTCAGGTGTCTCAAGGGTTTCTTTCTCTTCATCACTTAAGTGAAGGGTTTCCAAATCAATATCAAAATCCTCTGGATTAAATTCATATACGCTCATTCTTGCGTTTATCTCGCCGCCTGGAGTAACCCCTGCTGCCATTGGTATACTGTCGAGAACACTCGGTTCAGGGGAAGCAGTTGCTCCCATTCCCATATCCATTCCTGCGTCTTCTTCTTGCAAAAGAGCCTCATCAGCTTCTTGTACATCAGCTTCCAAGACTAAACTTGTCTTGTCTTCTCCGATGTATTGAATTCCAACTTTTCCGTCTTCGCTTTCTGTTGTAACTCTTGCAAATTTACCTTCATGCTGCACCAGTTGGTTGCGAGTCCAACGAGACTCTGAAACTTCTGACTCTATCATGCTATCCACCGCTTCTTTAATTTGTGGTGCATATTTTTCGATTATCGCTTGTTCAGCATTTTTTAGGGCAGCTTCTCTAAGCGCGGCCGCATCGACAATTGCTTGTTCTAACATTGAAGACATCAAATTTACTCCTAGGATTAATATATATATCAATCATAAATAGTCTTGACTTGTAGAAAAGGAACCAAAAGCTTATGATTGCAATCCTTGAGCGTTTGTAGCAGCCCCACCACCTATGAATGTCCAGCCAGAACCATTACTAACAAACATATATGTACCGTCTGCTTTCATTTTGTTAGCAGCGGCATTCAGCCCATTTACTCTTGAGCTTGAGCCATCGAATGTCAAATCACCAGTAGAACCAACAGCGACGATTAAAATTTGGCCATTAGTTCCGTTGTCGTTAAACCTGATGCCTGTTTTGTCTCCGCCGTTAGAATCCACCCTTACAACAAGATTGTTTGTGTTTATCGAACTATCATTATTCATGCCAACAGAGCCAGCAGGATCACCAATCAGGGTTCCGTAAACTGTTGTCGGCTTGCCGATACCAGAGCCAATCCCTAGCGCTGTTCCATGGGAATTGACTGATGCTCCGGTGCCTGGCCCTGCTTCTGCTACTTGAAATGAGATACTTCCACCGTCACCAGTCCCGGTTCCAGCACCACCTTGAATAGTCAAATTCCTTCCATCGACATCTGTGCCGGAAGAATCTGCAACTGTAAGAGTTGCTGTGCTTCCAAATGTTAGTGTGTTAGAATTGAACGTTAAATCTGATTCACATGTTACTGTTCCATCACCATCATCTGTTACAATCCTGTTCGCTCCTCCACCAAAACCAACATCTGTAAGGTCAAGATTAATTGCCGAAATTGAATTTACCCCACCAGAGTATCCCAAACCTGTCCCTGCGATAGAGCCTGTGATGCCAAGCTTATTCGCCACTGGTGTCCCACACACCAATGAGCCAGTTGTTTCGATATAGAGAGTACCAGAGCTATTAGCTAAGCCACCACCAGCCATGGCAGTAATCAAATCGTTAATAGACTCCTTCTTGGTAACATTGTCAGAACCATCAATGAACGCAAAACTATCATCAAGAGTATCCACACCAGCACCAGCCAATTCGTTCAAATCAATATTCAAAGCAAGGATGCTATTAACTCCTCCGGTGTATGAAAGCCCATCACCAGCAATAGAGCCTGATATACCAACCCTATCGGAGACGACAATCGCAGCACCAGTAACAGCCACCTCTAGTCTACCAGTTCCACTATTAACCAAGCCATCACCAGCAATGTTGGTTACGAAAGTGCTAATTGTCATTTTCTTAGAAGCGTTGCCGTCATCAGCATCAATAAATGCAATACTATCTGCGCTGTATAGTGGGGTGCCTGACGGTAGTCCTGCTAAGTTAAGAGTTAATGCGCCACCAGCAGCAATAGTACCATCACCAGAGACATCAGCAAAGATTGCATCTTGAAGATTCGAGAATGTAATCTTTTTCTCTGTTCCATCATCTGAGAACATGAAGTGGTCGTCTGTTTGGTGAAGCCCTGTTCCACCAAGGGCAGAAAGGGCATCAATATCTGTTGTCCCTCCGCCTGCTGATGCGGTTACCTTCACTATTTGATTTGAACTGTTAACGCCCAGATAACTATTGGCATTTGCAAGAGTACCAGTAACAACATTAGGGATTGTTATGGCTATTGGGTTGATTGTCAGTGCATCACCACCAGCGTCACCTATTGTTGCATTTCCGTGTATGGCAACATTGGCTGCTAAATCAATATCTCCACCACTTGGTGTAACCGTAAGTTTTCCTGCACTATTGACGGCAAATGTTGATGATGTGCTAGCATCATATGAAAGCTTAAGTTGAGTTGTTGAGCTAAGAACTTCCAATTTGGAGTCTGGATCTGTTACGCCGATGCCGACATTTCCGTTAGAATTCAATGCAGTGATGGCATTAATTCCACTGCCCATAGCTAATTTAAAATCACCACTGGCATTTTGGAATTGAAGATCTACCCCGGCACCCATATCAGTAAGCCCCAAAGTAAGTGATGGGGTTGAACCGGCTGTTCCATATATCTTTATATCACCCGGAACTGTGCTGTCTCCAAATTGGCCGACACCCGATACGTGAAGTGGGCGCTGTGGATTGTCCGTTCCAATACCCACTCTGCCGCTTGTTGAATCAACGTATAGAGTTCCAGAACCGGAGATATCACCTGCAACGTTAAGGGTGCCGCCAATTTGGTAATTCCCAGAACCTGACATATTGCCTGTCAATGCTAACATACTGTTATCAAAGGACAAGTTGGATTGAACCTTTACTCCAGTTGAGTCAACCGAGACAACAACCTTATCTGCTAACGCACTTCCGTTTGTATATGATGATATCGGAACAACTGCACGGGATGCAACCTGTGCAACGGTAGCCTTCCGAGGGGCAGAGTCTGATGTACTATAAATTATAATTGAATCACTGTCTGCAATGGAACCAACCAGTGTGGCTGCTCCGTTTGGATTAACCCTTAATCCGCTTGAGTCCTCAAGTCCAGAATTTGTCGCTAAAGTGATAGCACTAGCTAAGCCAGTAAGTCCAGCCGCAGAGCCATAGAATATGGAACCAGAGACATTTCCAGAACCAGAGATTGATGAGTTTTTGAAGTTCAGAACAGAACCGTCAAATGTCAAATTGGATTCTACTGTCGCTTCGTCTGCATCCTTATACGTCAAGATGCCATCCGCCGTGCTTCCATCGAAGTTAACAGTTCCGATATTACTTAGTGTGCTCCCATCACCATAGAACGCAGATGCAGAAACATTAACAGATGCAGAAACGTTCCCAATAACTGTTAAGTCGTTCTTAATCCTTCCTACTGATGCTGTTAATGAAAGAAAGTCTTTACTTCCAGATATAGATTGGTTGGTATGAGTATCGACGATATCTTCTACCGTACCTTGGGTTGCGCCTTGAAAATTGACGTTCTTGTTAAGAATATTGTATGACATTTATAAACCTCTGTGCTTTTACTATAAATAGTTTAGTTCTGCAAAGCAGCAACTTGTGCTTTTAGTTCATCAATTTGCTCTTGTTGTTCTTGAATTGCTTTTGTTAAAATCGGAATCAAGGATGTATACGACATGGTTTTCAAATTATCAGGCATATCATCATTGGTTTCTGGACCTGTGTATATGGCGTCTGGGTATATTAACTCCACCTCTTGTGCGATAAAGCCAAAATCGTGGTTTGATGTTCTATCTGGATCAGTATTTTGTATTGGATCTGCCCAGTCGAACTCAACAGGGTTTAGCAATTTCACCTTGTCAAGCACAGTGCCTAATGTAGATATGTTTTCTTTTACTCTGGAATCTGAAACACTTCCAACCGAGCCGCCTGTTACCTTAACATTTCCGTTCGCATCAACCTGTATTGCCTCTAAGCCGCTTCCTGCATCATGTTGCTCTAATCTTAGAACGAATGTTCCACGATTTGTAGTACCAGTGTCACCTCTAGAAACTATCCTTGCACCTCTTTTGCTGTTGTACGCTGCGGAGTAAGAATCAAATGCGGCGCCTTGCCAACTATTTGTTCCCTCTCCTATTGTGACACCGGCTGCTGCGCTTTTTACGATAATTGCTCCATTTTCCAAAACAACATTCTGCCCTTCATCTATTCTCATTGCCTCTGTTAAAGAAACCGCTCCGTCTTGTGTTGTGGAAAACACAATTTTGCCGGGCATATCGTTGTTGCCGGGCGAACTAAATCCCACCTTTGCTGTTATTGCTGCGGCATTGACAAATTCATCGCCATCAGAGCCTTTAAATACAATTTCCCCAAGTATGTCACCAGACTGGACAACTGTATGAGATCCGTCTGTTGCGTTTCTACTTTTTGTAAACTGTAGCTCTGTTGAAAATTCATTATTGTTATTATGCTGTAGAACAAGATTACCATCTTGAATGTGCAACAATTGGTCTGGGGATGCTGTTCCAATGCCAACATTTCCAGCTTGCTCTATTGACATTCTAACAGCAGAATTGGTTTTAAATGCGAGATTATCATTAGTATAATCATTATACACAATCCACTTTCTTGTGCCGTTCTCATAAAGTTCTAACCCTGGATGACTATCAGTGTCTCCATTTATCTTGATTCTGGGATCATCGCCCTGAAGTTTGATGTTGCCATCAACATGTAATGCTTCGTCTGGGGAGCCAACGCCATTAATCCCAACCCTATTTGCAGAAGCATCCACTTTAAATGCCGGGTTCCCTTCTCCGGAGCCGTTGCCCTTAACAATAAAGTCAATATTATTGCTTCCATCGTTAATAGTAAGCTCATGTGGAGCAGAACTCTTTTCTTCTAAAGTGAGGAATGCCTTGCCTCCTGCTTTGACAGTTATATCGTCATCACTAAATCTTATCCATGTATCGGCATCTCCGTTGTGATAAATATATTGATCGACACCGATGTTTCCAGCTACATCAAGCGTATAGTCAGGGGTGGTGGTTCCAATACCAACAGCAGAACCAGAGATTACCATGACAGTAGAGCCGCTAGCCTCAAAGCCAATATAGTCTTCCTCGAAATCAATTCCTGTATTTCTATTGGCGTCATCGGAGCCGGATAAGTCCCCTATTATTTGATATCCTTTTGAATATTTGTAACTCATGTTTTATCTCCATCTTAATTAGCTCCAAAAACAAAAAAGGGCTGGTGCCCATAGGACACCAACCACAATATTTGCACATCCAATCTTAGATTAGAATACTCTCCATGTATCAGCAGCAACGTATACCAATTCGACAGCAGCGAATGGTGATTCTAAACGAATTGAGGTAGCACCATCAATTGTTTGAGAACCAGCTTTGTTGATTGTGATATAACGAGCAGCAGAGCAGTCAGAAGGAGCTTTAACCTTGACAGATTCACCAATAGTCATTCCAGCAGAAGCAGGAAGGGTTACGGAATCTTCACCATCATCGCTCATGTCAGCAAAATAGTTAACACCAACTGCAAGGGTTCCGCCATTAGCTTTAGTAGCAACAGCAACAGAACCCATATAAGTCTTAAGACGAGCCATGGTACATTTACGGTTAGTTCCGCCGGCACCATTGTCAACAATGAGCAAGTCAGCATCAACAAGAGCTTCCCCGATATCGGTTCCACCATCAATGTCAAGAGCAGCTATTGAAAGTGCGCCACCGTTACAAGCCAAAGTGGTAAAAGTACCAGCAGCAGCAGAAGCAGCACCAATTGCTACACCATCAATAGAACCACCGTTCATGTCAGCATTAGTAATTGTAACCGCAGAAGCAGCACCTAATGTCGCACCATCGATTGAACCACCATTAATATCTATAGTTGTAACGGTACCCAAGTTTGCACAAGTCATACCAACTACAGTCCAAGTATCGCTAGCACTAATAGTAAGAGCCTTTGAAGTCTCAGCGGTACCAATAGTTGTAATATCAAGATAGTTCACCTCGGCAGGTGTAGCAGTAATAAGTGTAGCGCTAGAATTAGCGGGATTTGCAGCGAAAGCAGCAACCCAACCTTCATCAGACGAGTTACCTAAGTCAGGAAGGTGATAGGTGTGATCAGCAGTCGGATTTTCTGCTTTTAAGGTTGTCTCATATGCATCATCAGAAGAACCTTCAAATATAATACCGTTAGAAGTATCAATCATCTCAACATTAACAGTTTTGGTGGTTCCCTGTACAGTTAAGTCACCAACTATAGTCAAGTCATCAGCAACAGTAACTACTGAAGTGCTATGCCCGAGGGTGATTGCAACTCCTGATGTTTCGGTAGCAATCTTAAGAGTACCGGTTTTGTTTTTAATGTATGAGTGAGTGCCATCATGCACCAATTCCATATCTGTAGAAGCGCCAATTTTAATACTTTTGCTATCGCCAATGTTGACATGACTTGTTACAGTTAAATCACCAGCAATAGATGTAATGGAATTGGCACCTTTGGCAACAGTTACGTCAATCTCGTTATCTTCAGAGCCATCCTCAATCAAAAGACCAACTCCCTCGCCGCCATCATGATTGGCAACGCTAAAAGCCATTTTACCACCTTCATTATTATTAGAAGCATCAGACACTTGAACTTGAATTTGTCCGAACTTAATATTGTCTTGGTTATCATCATCTGCGTAGAAAGAAATCATACCAGCAGAATCATTGTCAGCACCAGCAGCACCTTTATCCATTACGAAACGAAGTTCAGGACCATCTAAACCACTGTATGTGTTCTTAAGTGTAATAACTGGTTTATCTTCAGCAGAGCTAGCTACAGTGAAAGACGGTGTATCCATCGTAACAGCAGTTGATGCGTTTAAATCAATAGTAGGTGCAGTCATATCCAAAGTTGTTCCTGCATTGACTTCCATGTGTCCGGAGCCATCGGCACTGATGTTTTCTCCACCAGCGGCATCATAGAAAGATATTTTAGTGTTAGCACCAGCAAGCACCAATTCATCACCAGACTGATCCCACAATAAATATTTACCTGTTGTATCGCCAAACATTTTAACATCTTGGCCGGTGCCATCAACACCAACGGTAACAGCACCATCAATTTGAACTGCTCCGTCGATGTCAACAGCATCAAGGTTAGCGATTCCATCGACATCGATGTTACCAGAAAAATCACCAGAAGCAGCATCTATCTCACCAGTAATAGTGACGTTTCTAGCGCCTGAAATATCTGCATTGGCATCTAAAACCATTGCCTTAGAAGCAGCAGCAGTACCATTGGTAATGCCATCAAGCTTTTCTAAATCTGCTTCGCTCATATCAGCACTACCAATGATAAAAGAGCCAACTGCGGTTATAGAACCAGCAGTAGTCAAATTACCAGTAGAGGCTAATGTCATTTTAGCTGTTGCAGAAGCAGCAGCAGTTTCAGAATCAGCCGTTGTGAACACTAATTTTGTAGCATTAGCGTCTGCTGCGAAGGTTTCTTCTGCGATTGCATGAATACCAGCAGCAACTGTTGCTCCATCTGTACCATCAGAGTCACCAGCGGCGAATTCCATTGAAGCAATAACTTCATCTGCAATAACTGCGTCTTCTTCAGATTTCAATTGTAAAACAACAGGTAAATTATCCCCTGTTCCAGTATGTGTTATTGTAAGCCCGACATCAGCAACATGAGTCAGGGTAACATCTTTATTAGCACCAAAGTGAATCACAGCAGCATCAGATAAAAGAATTAAATCATCACCGATAACAGCATCGGCTGCAACACTCAATCCACCGTCTGTCTGCAAGGAGCCATCAGTAGTAGAAGTTGCGTTAGTAGTGTCGTCCGTTTTAAGAATACCACTAAAAGTACCAGTGCTTCCAGCAACAGTAGTAAAAGTAGCAGCACCAGCAGAAGCCGCACCGATAGTAACACCATCCATTGAACCACCGTTGATATCCACTGTGGTAAGTATTCCCATATCTGCGACAGTACGACCAACGTTTGTCCAGTTACCAGCCATCGATGCGATGGTAGCTGCGCCGGCATCAGTTAAACCGTAAGCACCAACTGTCAAATTACCAGTGTCGATATCCAAGGCAACTTGGCCAGAAGTACCAACAATTTTCAGTTGTTCTTCACTAGCATCCCACATCATGTAGTCGCCTGTGGTATCTGAGTGAAACGTAACATCCGCCCCAGCACCGTCCGAACCAACAGTTAAGGTGCCCTCGGATTCGACAGCGCCTTCTTGGGTTAAAGAACCGGATGCCGTGTAAGCACCCAGTTGAAATTTATAAGCCATATATATTTTCCTCCTTTGTAATATATGTTTATAGAGGTAGACAAACTACCCCAATATAGACTTGAGGGGTGTGACGCCCCTCGTTTATATATAGAGAGAGAAAACCAAATCTCCTAACTAGTAAATGAAAAACTTATTAGACCCATTGGTGTAGATATTCACCGCAGCATAGGGACTTTCCAATATTAAAGCCCCAACACCGTCAATAGTATCAGTAGAACTTGCACTAATTATAATATTGTGAGTGTGTGATGCCCCACCTTCGTCCTTTACAATGAATGATTGCCCATTTAAGCAAACTGACGCTGAAGGTAGCGTTAGTGTCACAGCAGAGTCCACAGTATCTGTTTGAACAGAGACAATAAAGTCTGTTTTCAGCATTTGATAATTGGCTGCAACCACATTTCTCTTGTATGCAATTCCACCACCGAATTTCATTTGGAACGCATTTAAACCGAAGACTCTGTTTGGAGCCATATCGATGCCATGATTCAAGAGGTGCATAAAGCCAACTCGCATACCCTTAGTTGCACTACCAGAGCCGAACTTCATGCTTCCGTCTTTAACGCTTAATGACTCTCCACCAAAATAAATCGTGCTGCTAGAAACATACAACGATCTCCATTGCTTAGTTGGAGAGCCCAAGTCGTATATATCACCAGTCCCAGGATACATATGTCCAGTCACAGACATAGCCTCACCACCACTTCCGCTTCCTGATACCTGTAAGGTGGAGCCACTGAATATAAGCCCAGCCGAGCCACTAATATCTCCTGAACCAGAATGAAATTGAATTGAATTGACTGGACCCTGGGCTGTTGCAGAGCCACCACCACCTGCACCAACGGATGATGTTAATACAACGTTGTTATTTGAGTCTAAAGCTAAATAGCTGCCGGTGCTAGCCGCAGTCCCGGCAACCACACCAGCTAGGTTCAATCCAGCAGATGCAGTCGTAGCTGGGATATTTAGCACATTGTTTGTGCCAAAAGTAAGACCAGCATTGGCATCTAAGGAATAATCAGCACCAGATTGATTATAAAACAAGATTCTTCTATTGCCTTGATTAGTGGTGCTGTTTGTGATTCCTAAAACTTTTTGTATTCCGGTTCCATCTCCAGTATAAGAACCACTAAAAGATCCAGTCGCTATTAAATCGGGGGCAGATATTGTTCCACTTAATGCATTGAATGCCATTCAAGACTGCCTCCCTTAGTAAATGAACCACTTGCTTATCCCATCAGCGTATAATGTTAAAGCAACTGAATCTCCTTCTATTATGTAATTAGTTTGATGATCAATCTTATCTGCACCTGATGCTGTTATTGCGATATGGGTATTTCCAGCTTGCGTTCTTGTCACCTGATATTCGTCTTTAATTGTGAGAATTCTCCCAGCGCCCTGAGTGCTGGCAGAAGGCAAAGTCAATGATACATACGCACTGGAGCTTATACCAATTATTGAATCGCAAGATGCCACAGCATAAGAAGCCGCTGTTACTTTATTGTAATACTGCCTAAAGGAACCAGATGCCATAATTAGACTACCAGTTAGTACATGGGTATCATCGCAATCATCACCAAACACAGTGCTACCGCTTAAGTTTATTTCTATCGTGTTTGTTTGGATAATATCAAATTGGTGCGCCTGAATTCCGCCGCTAATGATTAAGGAGCCCGTGAGGTAGACAGTTTTACTACCAGTGGCAAAAGTAAGGTTAGGACTACCAGTAAGAACCTGATTTACACCCGTATATTGGATGCTGCCTGTCGGACCTTGCCCTGTCACGGCACCAGAAAGATGTATCCACCCCATCATGCTCATTACATTTTACTCCGATTGTTATTCATTGGTATATCCTGCTAAAAAGTGCTAAAAGCTGCATACGGGTCGCCATTGCCAGCGAACGCAATTACGTCTGCGCCGGCTATTTCTACAACAATAGATTGATTGTCTCCGCAAACAACAGCGGATCGTGATCCATCAGCAGGATTTACGTGCATTAGCTCACTCCATCGCTGAGTAGCGTACAAATACGTATAAACATGTGTTACATTCTGACTTGAGCCCGAGCAATGAATAGTTACAAATCTTTGGTTTTCTGTTTTATACATCCCATTAGTAGGAGTTAAGTTTGATGCGGTATTTGCTATATCTTTACCGGTAAGAGTAGCAATGGTTGTTACAACAACCTCCACCCCGTCTGTTGCTGTTATATTTTTTGGTCTTCTTGTTCTTCCCCAACTGTTATAATTGTGTACTGCCATAATTAAATCTCCAATCTCTTATAAGTAGTCTATCTCTTCTGTTTTGCGAGTTCTTTCGCCCTTCTTCTGTCGGAGCGCTTATTTCTTCGTCTTCTTTTTTCTGATGGTTTCAAATAGCGCTGCTTTTCTCGATATTCGTCTATAATTCCAAGTTTCTTGACTTTTTTGCCAAATCTCTTTATTACTCTTTCGATGTTTTCGTTGCGTCTTGGGTAAACGACTAAGTTTGTTGCCATTATTTTTTCTCCATCATTCTTTTGAATATTGTATTAGACTTGGTGCTTACCAAGTTTGATATGTCCACGCCTGGATCATTAGAATCAACTCCCGACAATGGCCCTTGTCCAGAATTACCAGTAGGTGATGGAGCAGGAGTTGTACCTTCAAAGACGTTTACTCCGCCATATGCGTCTGATCCGATGGCACCGAGAAGCTTTTTCTTTCTTTCAAGTAAAGCCTGTTTGCTAGAGCTACCGGCCGCTGCCTTGGCATTAGCTATCCACCTTTCTTCACTAGTTTGTTCTCTTACAACTTTCTTCTGGGAGGGCGCTTTCAAGCCACGGGCAACCTCCGATATGATATGAGATAAAGCACCTTTATCTTCAAATATCACTTCCCTAATGCACTCCTTAATAAGAGGTTTGAGTATTTTTTTCAATTCATCTTTTTTCATCAGTTTCTCAATATTTTGTTAAACAAGCCATCCAATATAATGCCTCTCTTCTCGTTGATTTTGTTTTCATACACTCTTGAGCCAACCGCTATGGTTTTTTCAGGATAAATATACGCATTTGGAGTTGAAGGTTCCGATACAATATCAAAGCAAATTAATTCAAAATCCTCTTGAACAACTGTATTGCCGGCAACTTCGTTAACTGACCCAAGTCCCCGAGAAGATATTCCAAGCTTAATCCCAGAATTAATTAAGTCTTTTAAGATTCTTCCAGATGGAGTGTCAAGAACCTTAATCTTACCCATGACATCATTCCCTTCCCACCACATGTCAGTAACAACATGAGATACATTTCTCAAGTTGATAACCGAGTCATCAGGATGATCAAGTTCACCTAAAGCTCTGTTGTCCTTAATAACGTTCATGTAATTTTTGATTTCTTTTTGAAGAACCTTGCAAGGATATATTCTACCATTTCCGTTCTTCTTCTCACAAGTCTGGAGTCTACCAGACAAATAGAGGGCGCCATTTTCAACTTCCCTCTTTTCACGTTCGGTTAACAAATCTTGACAAATGCCATCTTTGCACAACTCGTAAAACTCTGTTAAAAGTTGCTTTACCGCCATCTTCTTCTCCTCACGTACATCTGATTAACATCAACGCCGTGCGGTTGCCAGCTTTCAACATCTCCATTGGAATAATCAACATCAATTATTCCACTTTGCATTTTGGTTACATTTGTGATTTTAGGCAAACCTTCTATATCGGTACTCTCCGGATCCATGTCCCATGCGTTCTTCCATTTGGAATTAAGCATATAGAGACGGAAAAGCTCTCTACGCCCAAGACTTAGTGACTGAAGATATTCATCTCTCATGTTGTCGCGAATATAAGAATTGAGTAAATGCTTAACTGTCCCTGTCATAGGGGCACTTGACGCTACAGGCGCCTCGGGTGCAGTCTGCGGCTCAGCCACGGCCTTGGGAGGCAAATCCATAGGCAGTTCCAATTGTGCATAATTTGCCTCTTTCATTACCTCTCTGACATATTGTTCCAATAGTTTTTTGGTTATCTTCATTGTTCCCGATTGCCTCTCATAGCCGCCTTTGCTGCTCTTATCTTATCCATAATTTTTGCGGCTTCAGATGCACCGAAAAGATTCGCTAGCTCTTCTTCTTGTCTTTTCAAATTTTGCTCTTCTCTTGGATCATCCACATAAGTACCCTCATCGGGATCACCAGCAGGAAGATTTCTTGGATCGGCATCTCCTCTCCTCATCCTTCCCATTCGTTTGTGGTGAACGTGGGCACCCATATCAAAATCATCCGATTCGGACAATACTTCACGAATCATTTTCATAAGTTGTTCAGTTGTTAATTTCATTTTGTCAATTCCTATAAAATACCGGCGCTACCGGCGTGTGTCAACTTCCGCTACAGCAGCGTCGAACAGGTTGTAACATCCATTTCTTACTCATAATAAACTCCTAGTTGTAAAAAAGATTTATGCCTTCATCTCCAATAGCCATGGAAAGGCTATAAGAAGTTCCAGCAGATATAAAACCACAAATAAAGAAATTCGCGATTGTATAGTCAAAAGTAAATAGTTCAGTGCCGCCATTTATCAAGAAAAGAAAGCAACCGACCCAAAAACCCATACAAAGAGGGCAGTGGAATAACCAAGTCCACATTTTTTCAGGATTTTTCTCTGGCCTTATTGAGTGAAATATGCTGCCATAAACCAAAATAAAGGTAAGCCCAAAAGAGGCAAGCACAAAATAAAGTAATTCCATTAAATCTCCAATTTTTTTCGTCAAATACTATCAAATACATCAATAGATGTATCTTCCATAAAGATAAGGGGCAAATAAACCATGCTGCTTGATGGAGCCCTTCTCCTCTTCATGTGGCACCTCACCAAGCTCAGTTGATTCTTCTTGGTCAGGATTTAATATCAAGTCTTCTATTGTATCATTATAGCTATCATCCAAGAATGGCTTTTCTTCTATTAGCCATTTGCTTATTTCATACAATGCCATCTTGACTGAATCCACCTCTTTTGATTCGAGGAGGATTCCTTGTAATGAACCATACACATTTCCGCCTTCAATCGAGTCATACTGTACGATTCCTTTTTTTCTTAAATACTCAAATAATCTTTTCTCTGCGCCATAAACCGAATCACACACAATATCTTTGGCAAAAGCCACAATCTTTTTCTTCTCAATCAAAACAATGATGTCGATTTCCTTATGGTCAAACACCATAATATCGCCATTTAATGCTCTTCTCATATCGAGTTTGTACTCAACCACAGTGGTTTTCGGTCCAGAAATCTTAACTGTGATTGGTTCTGCTGTGGGTTGTAAGTTGCTTGATATTTTCACGTTAATAGCCATTATTTGTTTACCTCTGCAACCAAATCTTGGATATAAAAAATCTCTTTAACCACCTGTTCTGTAATTGGTGTGTTGGAGTAAGCGTCAAGTTGCTTTAAAACTTGCTTAGTTTTAGTCAAAAAAGACTCATTTTCAGTGATTTTTTGTTTATTGGTACACAAGTATACCTCAGCCTTAAGACGTGAAATTTCCTCGTTTATGAACGATTTAAGCCCTAGTCCATTATCGGAAAATGAGGTAATATAATTCATCAACAAATCTTTTTGTTCTTGCCTCAAGCTATTACCGTATGTTTGATTGAACTTCTTGGTGAATGTTTTGTAGGTGAGGTTATCAATATGATTCATTTCTTTATTTTTTCGCCTTTCTGAAGACATGAGTCCAACCAGGCGGCTCTCCACAAGAATGCGATTCTTTGCCTTAAGGCTTGAATTGAAGTATGCACCAACAGATGCAATGTCTTTATAGTTTGAAATAAAATTTGCAAAAGCAGAAGGGGACATTATTTCATTAATTTGCTTGATTAATTTTGTTTGCTGATTGAATATTGCTTTACGATTAAGGCTTTCAAAGTCCTTCTTCGTCTCAATAAGAAGTCGATGGGCAAATTCCGCCGACACTTTCTTACTCTCTAAGACAGATCGATAAATGTCCAAATCCTGCTTGAGTACAGAACCTTTCTTGAAATTTTCTTTAACGATGTTCATTATTTTTTGCTTTTTGTCTTGTTGGTTTCTGACGATTGCCTTTGTTAATTCTTTCATAAGACATTCGTAAAGAAAAGCGGTATTTCTTTTCTTATTGTGTTTCATCCTGTGTCTCCTTTGATTTAAACAGACTCTCAACTAACTTGTTGATGTCGTGCTTTGTATTAAATAGTTTCTTTTCTTCGTTATCATGAGTCTCCATTATTCCACTTGCCATACTCTTTAGGCCGTCCTTACCACCATAGCCAGCCGGAAGAGATGCCCTTGGAGAAGAAGGTCTGCCAAACTCCCCAGCCGTCGCCACAGAAGAATAGTTTTGGCTTCTTCTGGATTTTCTCTTCTTTCCTGACATGTTGTATGGCCCTCTAGGACTATCATCTCTCTTTGCTGGTGGCTCTGCTAAAAGAATGTCTTCTTCATCTCCACCGGTTTCCTCGGCTGGTTCTTCTCCACCCAAGTCACCACCTAAGTCACCTTCCAAATCACCACCAAGATCGCCGCCTAAGTCACCACCTAAGTCACCACCCAAATCTCCTCCTCCCTCTTCACCACCACCTTCTGCGGCACCTTCAAGTTTGGCTGTAAACTTTCTATCAAAGAACATTTCCCTTTGCATGCGAACAAACTCATCTTCTGATAGTCCTAGCAAATTTTCAGCAACCCATCGTTTGGAAAAGAATCCCTCCGTGGCTGAGCCTGCGATATCAAACTTTGCCTTCCAATGCTCTATTTCTTGAAGTTCGGCAATTTTGGATGGGTTATTGAGGCTGAGGCTAAATGAGAGCAAATCATCTCCTCTAAAGCCAAGCGTAAACAGGTGAACGATTCCTATCTTTTCCAATTCTGAAATCACCGCTCTTTGGAGTCTTTGGATTGTTCTGGCGAATCGAATATCTTTTTGAGCTAATGTTGTTTTGTCTTCTGTTGCTCCCTCGCCCATTGTCAAATAAGACTGCGGTATCTTAAGGGCTGAGAATAGTTTATCTCGTAGATACTTGACATCATCTACTTGTCCAGAATAGTCGCCACCTTTTAGTGACTCTATCTTCGTGTTGGAGGTTCCACCACGAACTGGTATAAAATAATCCTCTTCTATTGATAATGGATTGTATCTCAAGTCAACTCTCCCTGTCTTTGGATCCACAACTTGGTGTCGTTTCATTTGAGTCATTACCTTCTGCATGTATTGTTCAACGTCCTGTGGAGCGATAGAACCAACATCAACATAAAATGCTCGACGCTCTGGGGCACGAACAATTCGGTATGCCATCATCGCATCCTCAAGGAGCGTTAGTTGCCTCCAAATCCGTCGAGCAGGCTCAAGCACTGAGGTACCATAGGGAACGTGTTTGTCATTTCCCATAATCCTAAAGTGTGCTACCTGCCAGTTTTCCAACGTTAGGGCTGCGCTGTTCCACTGAAACTGTACATAATTGGGATTTGATTCATCTTCGCCCTCCATTCGCTCAACTTCTTGCGGAGGCAAGCCAATTGCGCTCCGAATGCCTGCGTCATCGTCAATATCCAAATACAAAAAGAAATCTCCATACTTACACATTGTTCTACACCAACCAAACAAGTTGTGTTCAATGTTCATCACATCATGATATAATGCATGCAAGATTGTTTTTATTTCATCATTTGAACACTTTATCTTTAGCATATCGTGCAAGGCTGAATGTGTTGTCATCTCATCAGCATATATATCAAGGGACGAATTGATTTCGGGGGTGAACTCCATTTGATCAAAATCAACATAACGCTCAGAACGATTTCTATTAGATATCATATTGATAGTGGTTACGTTCATTGGGTTGTATTCTGATTTTTTGAATTGTTTCCCGGAAGCTGACTTAAATCTTTTAGCATATGTGTCCAAATGTCTTCGTTTTATTTGTCTACCTGACTGCGTTCGACGCTGGGTTATTGGTCCGGAAAAAAGCCTTGTTAACGCTCTGAATAATCCAGACTCCTCATTATACGGGTTTTTATTGTTTTTAGCCATAATTTATCTTATCCTTTGTAAATCCACATAAATTCTTTGATTTGTTCTATTTGTTCTTCATACTTCTGATTATGCGTTTGAGTATATCCACTCATGCCTTTTATAGCAGTATTCATGACACTATCACTCTTATACATAGAATTTAACATCGCTTTTTTGTATTCTATGTCTCTTTTATTAACGTGCATAGCCGTATCCCTCACCCAGCAAGCAATTGCCAAAGCCATTACTAAGTCATCATTATAAGAGCGCATTGCTTGCGGTTTACCATTATGCCAAATGAAAGTTTTAAGCTCATGGTATATTCTTGTTGAATATGTTTTAATCATTTTGTTTCTTATAAACTCTTCAAGTTTGGCAACAATCAGTGGTCGTGTTTTAATCGAGGTTGTGAACCCTGCAACTGCATTTGTCATTGCTTCTCCTTGGTATGCCTCTACATACTCATGAGTTGATTTTATGGAATAATACAAGTTAGAATAACCCAAGGTAGTCAACTTCTCTAATATTGAAATACCAATGCCATTATTCTCAACTACCAATAAACAATTTCCAAACTCCGTTCCCGCTGAAAATAGCATTTGAGAATACATATCCAAATTTGGCTTACCTTGATATTCGGCTACAACTTCCATAGATTCCAGTTTAATAACGTGAAAAACAGAATTATCTGCACCGTCTCCTCTAGCCACATCTGCGACAAGTAAGTATGTATTGCCCTCATTATACTTCTCCCACATCCACATGTTTCTATCATACCCGACTCGATATTCGGGCTCTCTAGCGTTTGAATTAATCCAAGCTAAATCCTCGGGATGAATTACAGTATCTCCAGAAGTGTTGAAGTTACAAAGCAATTCCTGAGCTATTTGCCTTTTGGACATATTTTTGGTTTCTTTTTCAAACCACCCTTTATCTCTCTCTGGGTGTACATCCCACATCAGCTTTATTGGGTTAAATTCATTCTCGGCATCCACAGCCCCTATATATGTCTTGTGAAACCAATTCCCTGTGCCTTTTGGTGTTGAAAGTGCAATGCAGCGGCCGCCTGTTGCTAAAGTGGAGTAAATCGCAGTCCAAATATCATCCATCTTCTCAACATGTGCAGCTTCGTCTACAACCAACAAAGACAATGCTTCTGAGCGGCCAGCATCCTCTGAGGTGGGTACTGCCTTAATTATTGAACCGTTTGACAATTCAAATGATGTTCTGTTATCAACAGAAATCTGAGCAACCTTCATCCAATCTGGTAGATTTTTCATCATACTCTTCACTTTCTTAACAAGATTGGCTGCTGTGCTGAATTTTGTTGCAAGAACAACGATGCTTTTTTCTTTGTGAAAGAGCATAAACCAAACACAATAAGCAGCAGTGATTGTTGAAATTCCAAGTTGTCTTGCTTTCAGTATTATATTGAAACGAAAATCATTATAGTCATTAAGCAAATCATCTTGATAAGGATAAGTCTTAAAGCCTATTAGCCCTCTCATGGGATGACTTATACGACAATAGTTGTTAATAAAGTATTGCGAATTCTTACCAGACTTAACAATTTCCTTTACTATTTCCTTTTTGGTTAAACGGAATGCCATTAAACATTAGCCCTTTTTCCTTGTATCGTTTTGAGGGCGCTTGTTCTTATTGTCTAAATCTAAGAATTTCCGCCATGAATCTTCGATATTTCTGTTCTCAGAGCCTCCAGCATCAGGGTCAGCCTTAACGCCCGAAATATTGAAATACTGATGTGCTTGAACAAAGTTGCGAACTCTCGAAACAGAAGAAGCCAAAATGTGAATATCCCCTTCTTTTGTGAGGGTTACACCTTTTCCGGTGATAACTTTGTATTCTTTCTGAAGAAACTTTTTAATCTCGTTTATCATTCGAGCCATCTCATCCTCAAAGCCGCCACCATATATTTCTTTTAACATGATATCTGCTTGATAATGAATACAAAGCTGACTTCCAGCAAATTTGACACTAAAACCATCATTGATTCTCTTATCAATAAGGGCATCGCCCTCTTCTCTTTTCAAGCCAACCTTACGAATTTTGCCATCATGAGAAAATCTTTCGTCATGAGCGCCGTCATATCCATTGGCAGCAGCCTGTGCTATTCCTTGGATTATTTCCAAAATATTTGATTCAGCCATTGTTGGGTCTCCATCCTAATGTCCATCGTTTCTCTCTGCCTTCTACCCATTGTATATAGCACTTAAAGCAACAATCAAACTTAGACATATAAACATCATCTTTTGACTTAAATGAGTACGTACTACACACAGGACAAGAACGCTTTGATTCTTTTGTAAGTAGTTTCTTGGATATGAAAACTCCATTTACCTCCTCTTCTGAAGACTCTTGCTCTATTTGATGAGAGTGAAGTGTTTTCAAATCATTAAGATATTTTTTTTCTTTATCGTCTGACCATTCGCTTTTTGGGTGTTGGACTGTTTCGTTTCCGTATTTTTCCACTATTGCATTTTCAACCTTAATAGCATAATTGGGATCTTTACTTTTCACTCCTACTCCTATCAACCAGCAGCCTGAATGGCGGCTTTGATTACTTTATCAACTGCGCCTGCTAGTGTTTCATCTCCAGCGGCTTTTGCAATTTCTATTGCCTTTTTCAATATGATATCGTTTATTTGACTGCCAACCTCTTCGGCTGCATCTCCTGCTTTATCTCCAATGTCACCAAAATCAACAGCGGCTTCTTCTTCTGCAAGTGTTATCTCATTATACAAATCAACTTCTTCTTTAATAATCTGCTTTAATCTTTGTTCTGTTATTTTCATTTTCTGTCTCCTTTATTTTACAGCATGCATGATTCCAATTGATGTCAACACACCAGCAACAAAGCCACCTGCTAACCAAAAACCATCTTTACTTGGTTTAATTAGTTTCTTAAGTTGTTCATTCTCATCTTTCTTTATTGTAATCATATCATTCAGCCTCTGATCGTCAGCTTCACACCTTGCCTCTAATAAATCGTATTTATGCTTTTCTTCAGCTTTGGCTCTGCCTTTGTGGTACTCTATCTCAATGGTGCATTGTTGTGCTTTGTAGCGGTTCTCCACTATAAGCTTAGATACAGCCTCTGAATTAAATAGTCTTCCATCGAAGGGTGCTTTTTGGCCCTTCTTTAAGACAACAAATTCTGGCTCTGCTCCATATGCAACAGGAAAAGCCAGTAACAATAACATTAAAATCATTTTTACCTCACTGAATATTTTTGGTTGATTGGTTAATCTCTAATGTAAAATCTTTTCTGAGTTTGATTAGTGGATTAAAGTTTGCCTTCTTTCTTTCCAAGACAAGTGCTCCTTGGGGCTTTACCAATTCACCCTCAAGCTCTAGGGCTTCAAAATCAATTTCTGTCTTATCCTTATAAACAACTTTTGGCTCATCGTTTGCAATGGAATATGGGCTGTACGCCAAGAGGGCTATAATAAAGCACTTTTTCATTGTTCTTGCCTCATAGCTGCCATTTGTTCTCTGATTGCATCAATCAATTGTTCTTCCATCGTTGGGTCTTGAACATCTACGCTTCCAGTATCTCCTTTGCCCCACACGGCATCTCTATCAGGCGAGGGGCTTTCTCTTTCTGCTTCTAACGATTTATAAGTTACTGGTGGAAGTCTGCTTGTCGGGCCGGACTTATCAGTCTTTACCATGTTGCCTCTTCTATCTATTGCCCAGTCTCCAACATAAACCCAGTTTTTGCCTATGGAGCCTCCCATAGCATCATGGCCCTTTACCTTGCCATGTATATAGCCATATGGTGAAACATAAGCTTCATATTCTCTCCAACTGTCAAGGGATTTATCTCGCATGAAATTAGCAATTTCCCTGGTTGATGAAATTTTCCTAGATGGAAGATTCTCTTCGGGATATCCTTTCATGATTATTTCCACTGTTGAGCGAGGAGGATCATCATCAGGTAATGAACCCTCCCTTTCATAAGGATTCCAAGTTGCCATCTTGTGGCCTGCTCGGGCGTTATCATATACAGCTTGCTTCATATACTCTTCTTTTGTCATCGCCAATCTCTTGTGGGACTTTTCGCTTGCTGCATCCCATTCTTTCCCGGCAGAGACAGCTATCTGATATGCGGTAGACTTCGGATCAAGTTTTTCCCACCACTTAGCCTCATTTAAAAGTTGAAAGAAATCAATCTTACTCCAAGGCAATTTGCTTTCAACAACTGCTCTAATTCTTTCTTCTGTCATTATTTTCTTGAGCAATTCGTTTGAAACTTTCATTTACTCTTTCTCCTTATAAGCTTGTTTGTTTTGGCAATCTCGGAGTGAAGCTCGCTAATTTCTTGTTCTATATTATCCAATCGCATCTGAGTTGTATAATAGAAGCCACCAAGTATTGCGATTACACTTCCAACTGTTAATGCTGTTTTGATATCAATTTCTGTTTTCATCCTTTTTGAATTCCCAATTCTTGTTCTAAAATCCTATCTATCTCTTCGGGGCTGTGTTTTGCTTTTTGTACCATTTTCTTGATTGCCTCTTTTTGGCTGTGGGTTGTGTTCCACTTGTCTTCTTCATACTTCTCTTCAATTTTCTTAACCGCTTC